CCCACCCCAAAGTCAAAACACCAACTAGTTCACCACGAAGATGACATCCCAAAAAGTGTTTTGTAAGTTTAGGCATAATCTTAGAATAATGCAAAGATTGTATAAAGTCCGTTGCTTGTGACCTAGAAATCTCTTTTATCACAAAATTATATTTCAAAGTTCTAAATCCTGTGCCTCAGTGTATAGTGAACGCATGGTATTCTTGAGTCTATCCTTATCCATCGTAACGTCCAACTCATCTATATATTTCTCTAGTAGAGTCATTGTATCCTCTGTGTTCTCAACAATATCATCCGATACATTCTCTGCATCCAGTTCAGAGAAGTCCTCAATAATCTTTACTTCATGTGCATCAGCCTGTAGAAGTTTGTCCACGAACTTATCGAACTGATAAAGGTCTTTCTTGTTCACCACAATAACCTTCACATACATGTCCTTGAACTTAGACATGTCATATTCCGTATAATCTGTTGTAGTATCGTCATAGTAAACTTTCTCAAAGAGACGATACGGGTTGACAATACGTTCTAGTTCTCGCGTGTCTGTATCAAAGATGTGAAACCCGCGAGGGTCTTCATAGTCACTCCAGTAAATCTCATATGGTGTGCCAAGATAATAGATATGTCCATCATCAGACTTGTGGTGAAAGTGACCACTCATTACTATGTCAAACCTCTGAAAACTTTCTTTATCATATGCACCATCAGCAAACTGCCCCTTATGCATTTCAAACCCGTTCACCTCTAGATGACCCATCGCAATCTGAGCGGGTGAACGTGATAGCGCAGTCATAGACTCATCGTAGTTGTTTGCGTTTATCCAAGGAATGAACTGAATAGGAACACCATCAAACTCGACAACCTCTGGACCTGTGTAGATGTTGCACCTGTCTCTACCGACAAGTTCTTCCATAGAGTTTACTTCGTTTGTGTTCTTGTAATAAGTGTCATGGTTGCCAATGATGATATGTAAGTCGATACCCAACTCTGCAAAACGATTGATGAACCGTTGACGGAAATCGTTAGCAATCTTAAAACTAATAAACTTGCGTCTGTCTACTACATCACCAAGGTGAACACACGTAGTTATACCCCTCTTCTCCAACTCTGGAAAAAAGATATCGTCGTAAAATTTATAGAAGTAATCATTCACATTCTGGTTATCATTACGAGCACCAAAATGAGTATCCGTTACGAGTGCGATTTTCAACTAATCGTATCCTCTAACTGCATCTGTTTCATCTTCTTCCATGAACCGTTCTAGACCAGACTTCTTTTTTTCTGTCTTTTTATTCTTTGGTTTGTACACATCCTCATCGGGAAGATTATCTATAGCCCAACCCTGTGGAACTTGATAAGACCTATCATCGCTCGCCATGGTAGTCCAAGATTGATGGTCTGTTTGTTCTATAACTTTATTCTTGATGTGTGTTTGTTTTTTCTCTCTTTGAATCCTTCTGAGAAATGCGTAATAGATAATCTGTGTAAAATACGCAAATGGGTTCTTTGATTTCTCTGGGTCAAAGTTTGACGCATACTGCAAACAATTTTCTATACCATCAGAAATCATTTCCTCTTTATATGTATAGTTAATAAAGTTAGGTCGATATGAAAGGTGTGTTGCGATCTTTAGAAAACACTCACCAATGTAATTAGTCACAGGTGGTCTTTCTTTACCGTCACCCTCAGCGACCTTACATTTATCTTTCCACTCGGACATTGCCTGTAGAAAAACTTTGTTATCTACGTAATGCTCACCTTTTTTTCTTTTAGCCATGACTACTCCTTATAAAGTTCTTTCACAATACCATGCGCGAGTATATTTGTCAAGTACCAAAGGAGACTTGACATTATGAAAAATATGTGTATAATCAACTATGTTGAGGTTTCAGTGATAAATCTTATCTTCATTATCTTCTAGTTCCTCTAGAAGTTCTTCATATAACTCTTCGTTTTCAATCTCATCTAGCTCTCCCACATCAGGTGCTTCATTTATCCATGCATCATGTGCCTGTAGACATTTTTCATAATATATGCATAGTCCGGCTGAAGCCCTCGCAGTCAAAATAATTTTTGATTTTTCAATCTCAAAATATTTTTGCTCTGTAAAAGGTTGCACCCATCTTGTGAGCGCAAGAGATTCTGTCATAGCACCTCTATTAATTTTAGGTACAACATTCATAAGCAAAGGATTACAAATCTCATAGTGCGTATCATAATCAGTCATCTCGCAGATGATGTTTTCACCACTGACTAGTTTTATGACTTTATATTCCGTATCTATCATTTTAGTTTTACCTTGCTAATTTCATAATCAAACTGTTCACTGTTGTAAATATTTAGTCGCTCTGTGAAGTGTCTCAACGTATAATTGTCTTTTCCTAAGTCATCAGCGATATCAAATATTAAAACTGAATCCTTACCTGATGATATACGCAACCCTCTCCCGATAGATTGGAGCACTCGTATTTTTGATTTTGATGGACTGGCGAGCACGATATTATTAATGTTGCGAATATTAATCCCAGTAGAAAAAGTACCGTAGCTTGCAATGGTAGTAGATGATATGGAGTTATCAACAATACCACGAATTTCTTCACGCTGTTCAGCGCTCGTTGCACCATAGACAAAATGGACATTTTCTTTCCCCTTCATTCCCTCATATAGAACTTTACCATGTTTCTCTACTAACTGAAACAAACATAGAGTATTCCCATTAAGATGCTGTAAAAGATTACAGCAAAAATCAATTCTTTTTTTGTTGGTAACAATATAATCCAACTCTTCAGCATAAGTCATCTTTTCTCTAATATTAGGATGTTTAAGAACTATACACTTTATTTTGAGATTTGCAAGTGACTTGCTTTCTATAAGTTTTTTAGTTGACGTAACTTTTTCTACAGGACCAAACAATCCCTCCAATACAAGTCTATGTGTCTGTGTCCCATCAAGTGTGCCCGTAAATCCAAACCTGTATTTACAACCATGCAGTTTGGTCATGATTCCTGTGAGAGACTTTGCCTTAAACATATGTGCCTCGTCACCAATCACACACCCAAACTGCTCAAAGTATTTTTTGGGCATCTTATATAAAGATTGCCACGTTGATATCACAACATCTCTCTCTACCTTTGTTGTATATCCCTGATATACTTTCTGACAATAAGTTCTGGGTGACCATCCGTAATCTTCAAAGTCACTGTACATCTGCTCCACCAGAGAAGTGGTGGGAACCAGAATGAGTGTCTTGAGTCCTGCCATGTGGTAGTAACGAACTAATGAATATATTATAAGTGATTTACCAGATGCAGTAGGACTAAGAATGAGGGCACGATCCACTCCAACGGCATGAGAGAAAGCTTGAATTTGGTAATCTCGTACTTTGATGGATTTACCTTGCGATTTGGGTTTGAGACTTTTGATAAACCCTCTAGAGACCGTATCCACAACATTCCGCTCATTTCTTACTCCCTCTTCTAATTTATATTCTATGTTGTTATCACCACAGTATTTTATGATGTAGTCAAGAAGTCCAACATATATCTCACCATTTGCAGGCGAGAAAAGTCTTATCTTACCATCCCAAATACGTTTACGATACATGGGCATGAACTTAGCGCCAGGCACTTCAAACGTAAAGAACTCAGTAAGTTCACGTCGAGTAGATTCAGACATGCCATCTAGTATTAGATAGACTTCATTCTTTTTAGATATGTGCATTTTGTAATGTGTTTGGTTCACCATATTCACCGCGAACTAATATGTTCCATGATATACTCATACGGTCCTCTGGGGTAGGGGGAACCCAATGCATGAGCCAAGATGGAAAGATAAGTGCAGAGTTTACCTGAGATTTAAATTCCACCATACTTGAGTTGTCGGCATTTGGTGTATTTCTGGGTTTAAAATATGATGCACTTGGTCTTGGGTCAAAAAATTGAATTGGTGACCCGCTCTTCAAATAGTATACTCCAGATAAAATATTATTAGAGTGTGTATGGGGTGCATGAGATTCTCCCTTTTTTAATTCATTACCCCACATGTTAGTCATCTCAACACTGTCAAATTCGTACCCATCTCTTTTTAATATTTGGTCAGTCAATACCATAATTTGATTTACAAGTGGTTTGAAAAATGATATTTTATGGAGAGTATCGTCTCTAGTAGTTGGTCCACCTTCATCCCAACCATTACAACACTTCTTAATATAGTTTGTCATATGTTTTCTATCATACTCACTCAAATCCAGAAGCAGCACATGAATGTTTGTTGGAAAACACTTGTGTGTAATTACATCAACCATGATACGATACTCCATCTAGTTCCTTTTGTGACAACCTCTGCTCCATGCGGGAACATAAAATTAGATGGGAACACTACAGAAGACCTAGCTTTAGGTTTGATTCTCTTAGTCGCGACTGTAAATTCGCCTCCCTCATAATCATCGTTTAGATACAACAAAACAGTCGCGTGTGGATATCCGTAGTGTTGTCCATGACTATGATGAATGCTATCATAATGTTTAGACATAAATCCTCCCTCTGAGTATCGGTTAATGCGAAAGTCAGTAACGTGTTGCACAGAAAAATATGGATGGTCTGCCATGTACATTTCTATAGAATCTATAAAACACTTTTTAAGGGGTTCATATAATTCGTGTGTATTACGAATCCAAAACTCATCCATATTTACTCGTTCATTAGAATCCTCTAAAGATAAATTACTACCATCTCTTGCAAATCCAGATTTTTCAAAATTAAGATTTGATTTCATAACCCTGTCAGATAGACTTTGGGAAACTACGTTTGTATACACTCCAATAAACTTTGAAATATTATAATCAATGTCCATTATCACACACCTTTAAACATATATCTGGCCATTCGTCTTCTTTGTTCTCTATAACGTCGAAGAAATTTATCCACTCATCTGAAAATATTATCTCTTCAATTGAGTCAACGTTATCAATTTTTAGTCTCTCTTTATATAGAGAGGATATCAAACCGTGTTTGGGGTCACTCCCATCGTTGACACGGGTATAACAACAGGGTAATATATAACCTGATGGATGTTGACTTAAAGAACAATCTCGCTCAAGACACTCTGGTTTTTTCATGTCGGACCACTTTTAAAAGTTCTGGGTTCTCTAGTTAAAAAGGTCATACCCTTTGATAACGACTTAGCTTCTTTAATATGGTCTTTATTATAATCAAACACTAGGTATTGCCACACCACGTTCATCCCCATATCAACAGCCATCTTCATTACTTCAAAAAGTTTTACACCATCTTGATTAACTCTGTACTTATGACTCTCCTCTGGTAGTCCATCTAAACCAAAATACCAAGTTGCATTTGGGTTAGCATTGAACGCTTTAACATACCAATCCATACTTTTATGAGAGGCAGCATTGTGAACTGTAACCACTTTATTTTTGCAGTAGTTTAAAAACTCAATAAATTTTGGATGAAATACAGGGTCAGATACACCACCACAAAATTCTAACCCATCAAAAAAATTACAGACCTTTACAAAATCCTCAAAGGGCATATCCTGACCATGTATATGCCAACCAAGATTTTTATAAATGGTTCTTCTACACTCTGGACATGCAAGGGTGCATCTTGTAGTTATGTCAAGATTTATTTTTCGGCGGTCAATCATAAACTTAGATCATTCCTGCCTCAAACTTCTTCCAATCAGTTGCGTTACGAATGTCCCACCCACGATTATCAATAGACTTAATAACGCCCTTACAATAATCTACACATGACTCAAAATATCCAATCTTATTTTGTATTCGTAGGATATCATCATCTGACTGTATGTACATCTGTAAGTCTGTCTTCATAACTTTTATGTCGAATGGTTTCGCGGCATAGACCTTTGCATCTGCCTTACCACCATAGTACTCCCACTTCTCACGGTACATCTGTTGGTGGTCTGTTCTCGCTTTGATAAGTAACAGTTCAAACTCAGATTTCAAGTCTAACCATTTTTGTTTAATCATTTGATTCTTGAAAGATTCCTGATCTATATGTTCTTGATCAGTTATTGGTAGGTCTTCTTTTGCAATTTGTTTTAGAGTTTCTAAATCCATTATATCTCCATGATAAAAAAAGTGAGCAGAGTTGATTACTCTCCTTGTGTATATTGACCCTAGTGAGGCTGCCGAGTAGTCACTAGATAATTAAGTCTCAGATTTAATAAATGTTAAAGTTTATCGCATCTGCTCGTTTCTATTTATATTAACTAATCGCTTCAATCTCATAAATTGAATATGCAAAAGTTGCGCTAACTGAAACATACTCAACGTCCGTAGCTGCTTGAGTAAAATCCAATGCGTCTAGAGAGGTGGGATATAAGTCACGAAAGAAAACGTTAGCAACAGGATTGTTTTTATTTGAAAGAATTGTTAGAGACGCATCAGAGAACATTCCTCTCACGGCGGTTGCTGGTTGCACGTCACCGATATCTGTGCTTGTGCCTACTGTCGTAGATGGTGTTGCAGATGTAGTTGTACGAAAGTTTTTAAACTGATCTGTACTTTTTGGGAAACCAATCGCAGTAATCCACTCATGTATAGATAGATAGTTTTCTAAAAATTCATCACAAATAAATGATATCTGCAATGGGTCAAACGTAACTTTGTCTCCCATCATTGGTAGGTCAACAAGTCTTGTTGGTGAAAATGAATTACCCATGCTGATGGATGGAACCTGTGCAGACACAGTAAAAAACTCCACCTTTGGAAGTTGGTGAATATTAAACTTAAACTGTGTTGGACTCAGATAGTCTAATTTATCAGGTTGTCGTTCTATTGCTGCGGTTATTGCCATAATAGTATTTATAAGAAAAAGGGAGTGCCCTTTCGGACACTCCCCAAGTTTCCCCACAAACTTTTTTTGTTATTATTACATAAGGTTTGTGACTTTAACGCGACGATACCAAGCGTTGGTGTTTGCATCCAGTGAAGCATCGGTGTTAACCGTATCACCAGCAGAAACCGCTCCGGCAGCAGCAAACGGGTTTGCAGCCATTCCGTAACGGGTTTTGAAACCAATCTTGGGCTGGAAGGAATTCTCACCAACCGCACGGACCATTTGCAGAGGTACGTATGGGCAGTAGAAGAAACCAGCATCATAAGGAGAAGTACCCTTATAACCGCAAACGTAGTACTGAGAAGCAGCAACGTTAGCAGAATACGGGTCAACGTATACCTTATAACGACCATTCATCACACCAGCGAATGTATTCGCAGTGTCATCAACGTTCAGTGAGTTGTTGAGAGCAGGCGTGTAATCAAGAACACCAGCCATCTGAAGTGCAGAAGCAACATCAGCGGAGCAGATGATCATGTTACCCTTACCGCGACGAGTCTGTTGACCAATCGCATTGGCATCACGCTCAATCTGGAACATCAGACCCTTGAACTTCTCAACTGACCAACGTCCGTTGGAGTCTGTGTCAAGGTCAAAGATACCAGCAGTTGTCGTATTAACCTGAGCACCTTTAACAGCGGTGACATACAGGGAACGAATAACTTCACGGTTGATTTCAGCAAGGATTTCTGTGGACAGAATGTTGCTGAGTTCTGTCTCGGCATCAAGACCGTGAATTGCTTTAAGGTCTTGTGCGAGTTCCATCGTGTACTCTGCCTTGAGTGCGCGAGACACGGCGGTAACCGTGGATTTTTCGATTGAGAACGCCATCTGTGCGAAAGCGTTACTACCACTGTCACCAAGTGCTTCCGCCTCAGAACGTGTCATACCTGTGGCACTTACATACGTACCAGCAGAAGGACTGTCGTTCAGAACGGCAGGGTTGGTTTCCGTAGCACCAACATCACCACCACCGATTGTACCGGCAGCGTTCTGGTTGGAGATATCGGGCATCGCTTCGTCAACGAGGGCTTCCGCACCATCCTGAGATGTGAATGAAGAACGCATCGCGAAGATTAGACCCGTTGGACCTGTCATCGGCTGCACACCACATACGTCATACGCAATCAGGTTAGGCATTGCACGACGAACTAGGGAAATAAGAATTGGATCCCATGTGTCCAACTGTCCACCACCCATGCTGTTGACAGGAGCGGCTTCAGATAAGAAAGCAGCGTCTTCTTTAGACGCCTTCTCTTGGTTTTCTAGAATAAGAGTTGTAACGGCGCGCTTGTAGGAATCCTCAATCTTGGGAAGATCAGGATGCTCAAGAACTGGTTGCCACTTCTCTTGTAGATGTTCTGTTTGAAACATTTGTTTCTCCTTTTTTATTACATCTAAATGGTTTTATATTATGATGCGCGAGCCTTGTCGCGAGTAATCGCAGAGAGATATTTCTCCATTGATGCACTCACTTCAATGTCCTGAGCTGCGCTGTCATGGTCATTATCAATAACTTGTTCAGTTGACTCCTCAACACCAACCTTCGGGAAATAATTCTCTTTGATTGTGTCGAGTTTCACACGGAACGATTCTTCATCACTGAATTCTACGTCCTGTACGAGAGTCTGGAACTTTTCAACTTCTGTGTCAGTAAGGTCTTCTGAGACCTCAACAACAACATGTTCACGAACAAGTTCACCATTCTTATCTTTAAGAACGATATTCTGTTCAAGAACCTCATTTACTTTCTCTTCTAGTTCTGCAATCTTATCAGACTGAGCACCTAGTACGTCATACTTTTCGTCAGGAACGTCAATGTAATGATCCTCGAAAAGTTGCTTCAGACCAGAGATGAAGTCTTCTGCGATTTCACCTTTGAGTCCACGCTCGATTGCGAGTTCATTTTCTTTTGTCCACTCCTCAACAACGTAATTGAGATAAGTATCAATTTTGTCAGTCATGTCCTCTTTGGCTTCCTCAAGTTTGGCATCAAACTCATCAACGGTTGCCTGATAGAGACGAGAAATTTCATCGCGTGTCTTAGACTTGACTGCTGCCTCGAAGATTGTGGCTGCTTTGTCTTTGAAGTCTTCGGAAAGGTCTTCACCTTCCACAAGAGCGTCAACATCTTCTTTGACATTGATAGTCTTGATTTTCTCTTCAATCTCAGCCTTCGCCGCTTCGAGTTTCTTCAACTCTGCCGCAGCTTCTTCGTCCATCTTATCGTGCGCTCCTTCTGGGTGCATCGCAGACATGATGTCACCATAAGCAGCTTTGAGGTCTTTCGCCTTCATATTTTCCATTTCTTTGTACATTGCCGTCAACATTTCCATTTTTGTACGTGGCATAGCGGCTTCTTCGATTACCTCTTCATCACTTTCGTGATCTTCTTTAACCTTTTTAACCTTTTTCATGGGTTCGGCAGGTTTCTCACCTTTTTGCTGGGCATCACCACTGATTTCATCAGCACCATCGGCTGCGACATCAGTAGGTGAGTCCTTTGCTTCGGGTTCGACTACAGGTTCACCACCATCTTCGACTTCTCCGCCTGGTGTGACCTTATCGACCTTCTTTTTTCCTTCTGCTGGAGCCGCACCCTTCATCTGGGGGTCGCTCTTAGCGTGCTGTCCTTCTTCAAGTTCAGCGAGCACTTCCGCCTCCAACTCTTCAATTGTTTGTTCTAGTTCTGACATAGGATGCCTCCTTTTTGCAGTAATACAATTACTAATATTTATTTATAAAATTAAAGTCTTTTAAGAAACTTTGCAAAAGCAAGTGCTTTCCGCGATTCATCAAGTCTTGCTTGTTTTGCATCAAATTCCTTGTTCATCTCAACCAATTCTGCTTCAAGTAGAGCACCGTTGTTCCAGACCCATTCTTTTCCCTCCATAATACCCTCTACGAAAGCATTAGGAGCAGATGGGTCAGCAACGATATCAGCGGCTGTCGCAAGATAAAAGTCGTCACGAACATAGTTTGCACCATTTTTCTGCTCTAGACTACCCATACCACGCGAAGAAACGCCAAGTTTAGCACCCTCGTCCATGAGATTCTTTACTATTTCACCCATCGGTGTTGACATAATCTTTGCCTCACCGATAAAGTTTTTGCCATCTGGCATCAGACTCGTTATCATGTGTGAAACTCTTTCAAGGTTCACGGTAGGTCCGTCTGGATGACCTAATTCACCAAAAGCACGTTTCTCTTGGATGAAATTCTTGTTGTATTTTTTAACTTCTTTTTCAAGCACCTCTTGTGGATAAACACGTCCGTTGCGGTTTTTAATATCCGCCTGCATGAAAATACCTTTTATCTTGTAATTCTTGTTACCGTCTTCTTTTTCTTCGCAGATATACTCTACTTCTTCCACGGCCTCTGAAAATAATCTTAGTGTCTCCATTGCACTATCCTTATGTTATGTTGTCGTAACCTGATACTTTACGAAGTTTTAACCAAATAGTCCCTACTGATGCAGAACCATTTGTCAGTAATATATCACCTGTAACTCCAGAACCAGCGTTATTTGGTATTGCTGGAACACCGTCTCCAAAACCAACTTTTCCACTACCGTTTAGTGATAAAGCAACAACATCTGATGTTGCATCAAATAAAATATCTGTCGTTGTTGCAACAGACCAAGCACACCCTACAATTGAAGCTCGTGGATCAGTTGCAGCACCTTCAGCAGCAGACGCATCAAAAATACTAGCAGCACTATTGGTGCTTGTCGTAGTGATTTTCAAGAATACTTCAAAGTCAGAATCGACTATCTCTTGTACTACCAGTGCCATTGTTTAACTCCTATATGTTTAACATTTCACGTTCAAAGTACTTCATTAGGTCTTTTTCAGACACTTTGTACCGTTTAGAAACGTCTTTTATTGTTTTTTCAAAACTATTTAGGAAATCTGAAGGTTTTGCATCCATAACTTTGAAGATAGAGTCAACAGCATCCTTCATCTTCGGAGACAGTTTTTTGTACTCCTTAGATTTCTTGTGTTCACCCTTTTCCATGACTGTCTGTTCATAGATATCTTCAATCCGTTTCATCTATATCCACTTCCTGATCTTCAAGTTCTATTGCAGACTTTACAAAACTATTTGCAACCTCTCGCCGTTGCATTTCTAGTTTATCTCCAACTCGCGAAGCCATGTTGTCTTGAAAGATTCGCTCTGCCTCTACGTTATTTCCTGTTGTGATTGCATCAACTAATTCTCTTGAGTTACTCATCAATTTCCTCCATCCTTTGGTGGTTCTTCATAGTCAGGCATCTGGTCTGGCGGAATAATACCACCACCACCATCCTGTGGATATCTTGTAATACCATCACCACCATCTGGCATGTCAATGCCACCTTCAAGTGGGTCACTATTAAGTTCTTTTGTAATTTGGTCTCGCATCTCTGCGATATCTGCATCATTCATATTCAGAACACGTTTAAGCACATATTCCTTTGAGAAGAATGTTCCTATGTATGACTGAATACTATCTAGTGTTTGAATTCTGTCGTTAAGTAACTCTGCCTCTTTGAGTTCAGAGAAGTGACCGTCCTCTAAGAAGTCATACTGGATATGCTCTTGCATCATCGGCCAGTCTTCAGCAGATATAACTCCCTTCAATAGAAGGTTTGTTTTTAAGAGGTCTGTGAAAAGAGGCGTAAACTTCTTACGGATACGTTGTACGAATTTTGTGAATTTAAGTTCGTCTCTAGTGATTTCAGTTGTTCTACCGAGAGAGAACCCTTGCTCGGCTTCAAGTCGTGAAATCGGCACGTTAAGTGAACGGTATAGTTTCCGTTGGAAGTATACGATATCATCAATCTCTCCTAGATTAGACCCGCCAGGTAATGTTGTAATCTCTGTTCCTCGACCACCTTCTCGACGTGGTAGCCAGAAGTCCTCTAACATGCTCATGTGATTACGGTCATCACGTATCTCACCAGTGCTCGCATCATATACCAACTTGTTACGATAACGATTCATCACATCTTTGAGATATTGCTCTGCTTTAATTTTCGGTAAGTTACCAACGTCAATATAAAATATTCTGCGCTCTGGTGCGCGAGAGATACGATAGATAACCAGTGCATCCTCAATCATACGTAACTGATTCACAGGTTTAATTGCTTTGTGAAGATACGAGAGCACCCGACCAGATGATGAATCTATTATTCCAGATGGACAATATGCGATAGCATCTTTAGCAATACGAATACCTTGTGAGGTTTCTTGGGAGTAACCACCCATACCAACAAACCCTTTCTCATTGTAAATAAAATATTCGTTAATGTCTTCAATCATATCAACGTTTGTCTTAGAATCTTTATTCTTCTTTGTCTCACGAACCTTTTTAATTTTTGTTGGGTCAATATTTCTTATTTGTGTGATGCCTCTTTTAGGGTCACCAGCATCAATAACTTTGTGATAGTAGAGGCGACCATCTACATACCAACGTCTAAAAATATCATGTCCTTTTACACCAAAGTCCAATAATCGCAGAACTTCATGAAACTCTGCACGAATTCTTTTCTTAATTTTTTCTGAATAAGGTAGACCATCCAATACGACTTGCACCGCTACATCTTTTGTATTTGCTACGATTGACTCGTTTACGATATCTTCAATCGCGGCATCGCATTCTGCTTGCATTGAAATATCGCGATACCTTCTGATAAGGTCTACGTCTGAACGCTCACGTCCATCTGTACTGAGTACAGATGATAAAAATCCACCACCAGCAACTTCCATTGCTCCGTCATCAGAAGTGGGGGTAGTGAAAGTTCTTTCACCCCCCTCTACTTCTTTGGTGGCTCTTTGAATTTGAAACCCAAAAAGTTGTGCCATAATATCTCCTACTTTTAACTATTTAGTAGGTTCTTAGAAGTTCACGCCGGAAGCTTCAAAGTGTTGATATCTCCACGTTACTTCAAATTCTTCAATCGCATCTGCCTGATCTGATGATAATTCAATCGCAGATGTTGATGTTGGCCATGCACTTCTAAAGATATATGTCTTCAGAACTGTATCGTCACGATCTAACTGCTCTACTGTGAGGTCCGTCTGATAATCAGCAGGAGCAATCACACCAGTGTTGTCAGCAAGGTCGTTGATACCATTCATCCACAATTCGATAGCAGTGCGAACCATAAAGTCAGTGTCATTCAAGAACGTGGTTGTCCACGTCTCATCGAATGTACGGTCACCAGCAATATAAATCTGCCTACCTCTAAATGGAACTGCAATTTCACCTAGAGTTTGTGCAGGGAGATTTGTACCACGAGCCAGAAATGATGCTCTACGAACATCAAGACCAATCGCTATGCCAGATGGTGGAGTTATTGTCACCCTAAACTGGTTTGCGCGAGCACCACCACCAATTAGGTTTGCTTTAAAATCGTCTATAAGTGCCATGATTAACCTCCTACCTCAGTAAACGATACGCCTGTGCGAACCGCAATAAAGTTAAGTGTAATAAAGTTAATCGAGCGATTTGGTTTGATGAAGATATCTCCAACAAACTCATTACGGTCAATTACCTCGCCGGTGTTGTTTGTACCATCAGCGACTACTTTAAAATCTATAAGTCCTCGCCTACCTTGCACATCACGAAGGAAAGGTTCAACTAAGTTACGAAACTGTGCGCGAGTAAACTCATCGTTAAACTCGAAGAGTTGGAACTTTGCAGCAGTTGCGATTGCTTTTTCCAGAACCAAGAACAACCGTCTTACGTTGATACGGTCAAACGCACTTGGTTTGGAGAGTGCGGTTTTGTCTCCAAAGAGAACCACACCTTGGCCTGGGAAGTCAACCACAGGGTTGACCCTCGCACGATATAGACGATCTCTTTCTGCCTTCGTTGGGTTGAAGGAGAGTTTAATCGCACCGCGAACATTACCGCGATTGTATCCAGCGGGAGAGAACCAAGGGTCTGCAACACCATCCGTATACGCACATAGACCAGCGGTATCCCCGTTTAATGGTACAAAACGGAACACATCGTTATACTTGTCATACATGTATTTGTATCCACTATCGAACACTACGTAAGATGACGATGGACAAAGGTCAAACGCATCAATAACGTTGTCTGCCTGAGTGATGTTAGATGTAACGTTTACGGTAGCAGAGCGATATGGTGATACAAAAGCAACACAGTCTTTTCTCAACTCAACAAGGTCTGTAATCATTGTCACATGAGTATCCATCGCAGAAGCACTATCTGCAACAGCAGAACTTGGACCACCCAACACCAAGTTAATGTCAAGTGACTCTGTGTCCTTAAACTTATCATATGCAAGTGCGAGTTCACCAGCCGTTACCGCATAATCATCTGTTCCACTTGCTAGTGAATCTACAACAGGTGCGTTAACTGCCGTGTATGCTGAAGTCGTATCCGTACCCCAGTTAGAACCAGCAGATGTATGGTCCATCCAGTAAATGAACTCAGACTGACGATAGATTACATCAGGATAGTAGTTTGAACCACCTTGTGCAGTTTTTGCAATAGGATTTTTAGACATATTTGCAAATGTCTCTATCATCGCATTTTGACGATTACCAGCAGTGTCTACATCAAAACCAGTGATATCACCAGTTGTATCATAGACAGCAACATGAAGTTCATCACCAGAACCGCGACCATTTTGAGTTGCCCAATCAGAAGTTCCAGGCGCACCATCGAAAAGGTCATAGAACCTCCATCGTCTACGAATGAAACTATTGTCTGGAATGATTGCCTTTAGTCCTTGACCATTTGGGTCACCGTCTAAACGAATCGTGAGGTCATGTGTGTTAATCGCAGTGATTTCATACTCGTTTCCTTCGTCACCACTATTAAATGTAAATGCTGTTGCATCTGAAGACGCATCGGCACTTGAGAAGGATATGAGGTCACCAACACTAAACGCAGTGCCATCATCAACTTTAACCGTTGTAGAACCTTTAGCATCCTCAGTAACAGTCTGGTTAGAAGAACCAAGGTTCTGTTCGTATGCAGTAGCATTTGCACATATCGAAACACCAATCGAGTTACCGTGAGTACCAGCGGTCCTCGCAGCCCATTCACCAACAGATGCCTGACCTGATGAGAATGATGACAGATAATGGTCTGTATCGCGAATAAGAATGGCAGTCCCTTGAGCAACAGCATTTACAATGCCTGACTCTGCACGAACCACTCGTAGTGCATCACCATACTGCAAGAAGTTTGCAGCGGTGAAGAAAAATTCAAAATTATCCCCTTGCGGTTTACCAAAAACCTTTACCAATTCATCCTCAGAAGAAATTGCTGTAACAGTAGATACTGGACCTTTTTCAAATGGTCCAGCAATCGCACCTATGGAAGTTGATACGGCGGGAACGACATTCGTAAGGTCAATTTCCTTAACTTGAACGCCGGGTGAAACTAAAAATCCCATCTTTTTACTCCTTTATAAAGAGTTGTTATCTCTAAAGATATTTATAAAAAAGTAGTTTTGCAGGATGTTAATTTATAAGTGTTATATCATATAAATAGAATTATGAATGAACACTATGAGAAATACAAGGATACAATTAAGAAAGTATCTAGGAGAAACTATCAGAAGCGTAAGATACTTCTGGAAGAGTTTCTAGTTGATAAATCTTGTAGACACTGTGGTGAATCTGAACATGTGTGTCTGAAGTTTTATCCTCATGATGCAGAAATACGCAAGGTATCCAAAAGAGTTGGGACAAGTGATGAAAGTCGAAAGGAGGTCTTTCACCTTATAGACCAATCAGTTATCCTTTGTTACAACTGTTATATCAAGAAACACCACGATTTAATTGAGTTTTTTTAACTGTCGAGATAACTCTTCTGCCTCTTTATAAAGTTTTGCTTGTTTAAGTTCTCCTATGGCCCGAGAGTATCCTAACCTAACCGAAGATTTCCAAGTAAAGTTTAACACACCCTTTACAAATTCGTTAACTGATTCACATATATCACAAGCAAAGTGTACGACTGTCATCGTTGACATTTATTTCTCCTACTGTCTGAAATTTTGCAATGCAACATGCATTACACTACTATATATACGCGAGTCATGTAAAAATGGTATGACTATATAATATAGCACCTCTGCAATTTTAGTAGGAATAATAAAATGGTAATAGAGTATTGTGGACATACCTACCTTCATGAAAAAATATATGAAGAATGTAAAAAATATACCAAATGGTCAGCTTCACACGAAGCATCAAAATTTTCTGACGAATTAAAATTTAGACTTACAACATTATCTGGTGCTTCTATGGACAGGTGGGAGTATTTAGAAAAAACAAGATATCCATCTAAACCTAGTGAGTATTGGTGGACTGTTCCCCAAGAAGAAGACTTTCCGACAATTCACAAATTTATGAAATCATTCCCAAAGTATGTAAATCCAGTTGTAAGTAAACTAGGAATTAACTGTGAAGTACCACCTCATGATCATGGTCCACAACATCAGTGGTTATTTAATATGTCAATAAATGAACCAGAGGGTTCTAAAACTGTGATAGGTGATACTGTTATTCCCTATAAGCCAGGAGACATATACAAACTATATGTGCATAACAACCACTATGTGTTAAATGGAAATGAAATCAGATACCATGTTTTGTTTAGAGGTGGGCGATATACTGAGTCCAATCGAAGTCATTAAAGTTCTCCTCTGTTATAACCGTCCCATCTTCAATAACTGCCATAACCCTAAAAGGGTCCATTTTTTCTTTGCGTATTCTTACACCACTACAAACTTTTGGTATTTCGTATGAAAGATATCTATCACCAGTTAACTTGTAAACATGATCTCTCATTCCCATCTTGTCTTTTTTGTAGTGTTTTTGACTAGGTGCATCTGGAGCAACTCCCGTATCATACCAATCACCATATCCTGTGTGAGTTAAATCATGGTATATCATATCACCAGAAAGTGCATAATTACACAACCACCTCTCTATAGATTTTGACATAAAGAATGGTTTGAAGTGATTAGGGTTCATCCAATCTCCTTGAAAATTTGCTACATATCTCCACGAGTTATTATTACAGTATCTACGTTTAACTTCCCAACTATCGTGCCATGATGCATCACCATCCCAACTATCTGGATTTGCATTTTTTGGTAAGACCCCCCTTCCTCCAAAGGGAGACTTCCCTCCCCACATAGCATCACACTCAGAGGTGCCACACATAACATGTTCATCTGGTTTTGTTAGACTATACATCTTCTCCTTTGTGCCCTCTTCATCCCATACAAAGTCTATTCTACCTTTTATTATTTTTTCATATACGTCTGGAGACTCCATAAATCCACTAGCGATAACACGAAGTTGTTTGTGAGCACCTAACTCATTGAATGTAAAAAGAACAGAGTTGCTATCAAACCCACCTGACCAACAAAGGTCTATAGTTTTTCCTTGGTCTATCATATCTTGAGCGGTCTCAAACATACAGTCTGAAAAATCTTTCTCAGGATATTTCTGACATGGAACCCAATCATTTAGAGTTTTCGCATTATACAAAAATTTATCTTCACCGGCTCTATCTATTACACAACCATGACTATATAAATTTTGTGCTGAAAAACCACCAGTTTTGGTTCCCTGACCCGCTCGCTGTAATATGTCCTCAATATCATATGAGATATCATACCACTCTTGCAAGAATAAAGGATGTTTATCCTCTATGAAGTCCTCTATTTTTCGAGAGAATACATCATTATAGAATAGCAAATTATTTTTCGTAGTCATATCTATCAAAGTCAACCTTAAATCTATCGTAGACTATGTTCTTCAAATCTTCTGTATAATACTTATGCCACTCATCGTGTTCTGTTGCGTTGTGTTTGGTATCTGAAAAACTAAATCCAACAAAATCTTCCATCTCTTCTAAATCAGTCTCCAACTTAAAAGTTCTTATACCTTGGTCCGTCCAGTAATGTTGTGGCCACCATCTATGCCAAAGACCTCCTCTGCTTGATATAAATTTATCACCAGAGGTCTCTGGTTGTCTGAACAAATCTTGAACAACAAACTCCTCAAATGTATATTCCCAAGATTGTAGTTTAGTTGCCCAAAAGAAAAAACTTAAATATCGGGAGTATGGATTTCTAACAATTCCAATCCAAGGCACACTTACCTCTGGAAAACAGTCTGGTGGATTATGTCTTGATATGTTGTTAAATTTTTTATCTGGTTTGTGTGGACTACGTGTGGTAAAGTTAGTGCCACCATTTTTAGGAATATGACAGAACGCCCACTTGTCAGTTTCTATCACCAATTACTCCCATAATCTCTCACCACAGGGTTCCACCGTGTTCCATATTCATCAACCATCTCACCTATATTTTCATCCTCTAATCCGTCCACGATAAATCCAAATGGTGCCATATCTTGTTCTAATGCGTCTTGTTGTTCTGCCATCATCGTCATACGAATATCACTGTCAGTAAGTTCTTTAAAATATGATTGATCTGTCATCCAACTAAAGATAAACATACATGCAACCAAATCATCATTACACCCTTCATCTGCCTCAAAGGAACTACCTTTAACAATAAATGTGGATAGTTCATTAATGCAGTCATAGTCCTCTACGATAAGTTTGTTGTCCTCAACCATTTGTTTGAGATTGGAACACCCAATCTTCTTGACTGCCTTAGTTGTTCTCACACCTAACTGTGCGCGACCACCAGAGAACCCACCACCAAGCACCTGTCCCGCCCGTCCCCGCATGGATGCCATAACAAGGTTGTCATACTCCAAATCAAACTGCATTGCGTTTGCAACTTGTTCACCAATATCGTTCACCTCAATCAATACGAATGCCTGATTATATGCCCTTGCAACATCGTATATCTTCTGAGGGAATAGAAGAGGTTTTACTTCATTGTCTCTGTACTTTGCAACTATTTTATAAGGAACCTCAGTCACATCAAATACACAGAACGCAGAGTAGTCGTTTGCTGTTCCACGCGAAACATCTGCCGTGAGAACATAAGTATGGTCTTTCTCTGGTCTCACATGAATATCAAGTCCAGCGTTAGATTGAGTTGGTTCTCTATAAGTCATCACACGAAGTTTTGCGGGTGTGATAAGGGTATCAATCGAACCAAGAAACTCACACTCAAACTCTGTGTTGAACTGTGACTCTGAGGTATTCTTAATAGTCTCTGCTTTCCACGCCTCATCTCGGCCAGGCACCTCACTCCAGTGAACCTCTATCGGCACATAAGAGTTTCTACCCTCCTCTGCATCCACCCATAACTTGTAGAACATGTTCATACCGTGTGGTGTAGAAACAATCATTACTTTTGTTGATTTACCAGATGAGATTGTGGGGTATACAGAAGAAAAGAACTGTTCAGCAACGTTGGCTGGGACGTATGCAAATTCATCAAGAAATATGATGTTATAACTACCACCGCGAACAGCACTAGCGCTAGTAGATGAAGCGAGTATTTTTGAACCATTTTCTAACTCCAAAGAACCTTTATTCCAACTCATTACTCCTTGTTGCAGCCACTTAGGTAAGTGTTCATATGCCAACTGCAATCGACCAAGAAGGTCACGGGCAGTCGCTGCCTTGTTCGCAAGGATTGCCACATTCACCGTAGGGTTGAACAAGACATAGTGCAAAAGGTATGAGATAATAGTTGTGGACTTACCAGACTGTCTAGGGAGTTTGCAGATGGTAAAACGATTACTATGAAACGTGCCAACCATCTCCTTCTGGAAATCGTACATCTTAAACGGTACAAGTCCCTCGTCAAGAGAAACGATGCGAACATACGTCTGAATAAAATACAGAGGGTCTTTCATACACCTCTGATATTCTTGCAGCTCCTCTTTCGTCCACTCCTGTTGAACGTTTGCTCTTTTTAGATTTGGATTTCCTAGATAGACTTGTTCAGTCATTTTTGTCCTTCAACATCTTCTGTAGTTCAGCAGTTGATCCTACAAACAATGCATTGGTTACATTCTTAGGTCCGTGTTCTGGAACCTCTTTGAGTTTTTTCATTTTCTCTTGAAGCTCACCAAGTTTCTCAGTAACATCAGCAACCTGTTTGATGAGGTTTCCGGCGACCTCATACGCTCGTGGATGTTCCGATTCTTTGGCGAGTTCCAGTATTCCTTCCACTGCATCCGTTCCTCTTTCGACCAGATTGTAGAAGTTTCGTCGTTGGTATTCATAGTCATTATCAATGTCCTCACCATTACTAGGTACAACGATTTCTTTTTTTTCTACAGAAATCTCTTGTGGCACAACCCTGTCAATAACTCCAAGTGCCTTTTCAATTTCAACTTCTTTACTCATCACTTCCTGTTTCAGAGTTAAATTCTTTAGCATCTTGGAAGAACGATACCGTCTCACTGAAACCAAAATCATCATCAGCGTCTGCTGTTGTTGGATTTGGTGTGACACTATACCTCTGCTCTCTTCTAGGTGATTGATCAGGTAGGTCTGTGTATTGGTCAACCTGTACCGTCTTAATAACCTTACTAGATGTAACAGGACCGTACAGATAGAACTTCGCAGTAAAAGAGAGTGTATAGATAATAGCTCTACGACTTGCAAAGTCTCCCTGATAATCATCCTCATATGCGATACTATTTAAAATAACAGGGACATCTCTCTTTACTCCCATATCAGTATTGTCATTGATTGTAACTGTATAATCAGGTTGGAAGTATGGTAGAATCTGCTCTACAATCTGTAAAGCATCATCCGATTGTTTTGACAGGATATAAAGTTCAAAGTCTATATTGTAAGGCACAGGCATGTACTGTGTGTCTAACTGACTTGCCTTTGCACCCTTAACTTTTTTAAACTTTTGCACACGTTGAAGTTTTCTTGTTGGGTCATAAGATAACCCAGCAATTTCAAACCCGATACGGGGAAGTGTTACCGCCGTCTGTTTAGAAAGGTCTGGGTCATCTGCAAGACGCACAAGATACTTTTGTCTTGGTCCATATGCGAGGGGAACCTTCATTGACTGTTGAATAACACCACTGTTGTCCTTACGAACAAGATGTATATCATTAAATAGCGTTCCGAATGCAACGACTATTTTTCTAGTTGTTTCGTGATAAAATTGTTGTCCTAACATTACGATGGTTCTCCCGCGTCACCGAATGGGTTTGATTCACTGAAGTCAAGAATTGTATCGTCCAGTTGCTCAAACAGTTCGTTTTGATTGACCTTATCTGTCGATTGGTCACCTACTATATATTCCTCATTTATAAGGTAAGATTCGTCATGTTCATCCGCCGGATTCTCAAGAAGAATAGACTCACCACCTGGCGTTTCATCCTCACCAATGAGATTGTCACCAGCATCTGTTCCGTCACTATCTGTTCTATCAAGAAGTAATAGACCCCTACCTTCACTCGTTGTATGGTCAATGCTAATATTTTGATTAATCGTAGTGGTTGCACTTTGTTCAAGTGTAAACTGATAAGTCAGCGCATCAAGTGATTCTGCATCCTCAATCGCATCAATAGCAGCGATACCTGTGTCAAGAACTTCAGAACCATATTCAAAGAGACGACACTGCATTTTATATACAGGATTATTGTCTAACTGATGAAACGGTTCATCATGATCTACAAAATTAATTTCAAATAGTTTGCCAAGTGTGGGGTGGTATATCGCATCCCCCTCTTGTGGTCTATCTGAATCAGTTGCATCTGTCTCGTTTATAATATAGAATGTCTCTCCCTCTAGTTTAGAGGATGAGTCCAAAGTTCCCGACTCTAACAGAATAGAACCAGAAGACGTTGTATCTGTTGCAGTTTCAATCTGAATTTGTTTTGTCTTATCTTGAAATCTTTTCTTACTAACAACAAACGTTGCCTCGCTTAGATTCTGTAGTCCAAACTGAGTCATCAGTTCTCTTTCACCAGCGTATCCACCTCCAGAGTTTTCCACATACATCTCAATCTTTGCCTGAGTGTTGAATTTAGACAGAGAGTCTTCACCAAAGAAATTATCCTCTGCGACAAGTGTGCGGTCAAGATAGAAAACATCATGACCATGAATCTGTATTGCCTCTGCAACTAAATCTGCATAGAGGTTTTGCTCTGATGTAATCGCTGCAACACCACTAGTGTGGAAATGTTTATTGACTGCCATATGATTATCCCATCATATAGTTGACTGGCAACTCAAAAGCAAGTTGAATCTGTTCTTCTAGTCTAGTCAACTCCTCTTGAGCTTGTGAGTATATCTCACTACCGTTCATGGTGACACCACCTAGCATCTCTACTCCACTAAACTTAGACAGGTTTGCTCCCCACTGTCTCTTAATAAGTGCGGTTGCATATCTTTTCAGATACATGTCATTAAATATATCTGTGTAAGTAGTTGGGTCTAACTTTCTATAACACTCAATAATAATGTAGTCCTCTCCTGCCGTGAAATCATTCTCCCAATCAGCGTCGATATATAATCTTTCTTGGTGTTGACTAAATCGAATGGGAGTCTCACCTACAAGAATGTGTTCCAGAAAGTCTAGGTTGTCCATCGCCATCTGATATTGTATAACAGAAGTAGATGATAGGTCAAATAAGTCATTGAGACGTAACTGATAACGAACATCAAACATATTTGATGAACCACCACCAGTATCCGTAAAAGGAAAGACTTGCACAACAGATAACACTGTGCTTGGAACGGGTATCCAGTTCTTACCCTCCAACCAATCAGCAGTCGTTGTTCCGTCTCCAACATCTGTTACTGAAGTTGTTATGTTTGCTCTCGCCCGAGTAACATCTGCCTCTGTGACCAGATGTTTGAGATACATTCTCTCGTACCCATCATAGTGATACTCTGCGAAATACTGAAGTGCCTCATCAATCCGGTCATCAACTTGGTCATCTGAGACGTTAATATCAATAACACCAGAACCTAAAGAGCGCAGACAATAGTTTTTAAATGTTGTTCTTGTGGTAGGTGTGGCCATAAAACTCCCCTTTATCTATATTTATAAGTTTCTGACCGCAAGGTTGTCTATTGTCTGTTTTTCCAAAAATGTGTTCCATAATAATGTTCTTTAGTATAGACGGTTTTTCTATTATATCCTTGATTTGCCTTATAGATTTTTGTGCCATCATCATCGTATTCCCAAACCCTCTCTTCAGGATTATGACTCTGAATTGGTCCCTCTTTTTCGTCATCCATCATCATCTCCTTTTAGTATTTCTTCAGAGGCTTTCACCCACACCTGTACACCCTCATTGTCTTGATAGAGGGGATGATTTTTAAAATTATCTATAACCCACTGACACTGGTCTAAACTTTTACCATGATATGTAAGACAATCTTTTACAGTTAACATAATTATTTCCTCATTTCTCTTATTACACCAATGTGATTATCTTTCTCATCACCGATTGTTGTAAATCCAAGATTTTGTGCCCAGTTTAATTTATTTATTTTTAACCAACCAAACATTGACATATGGTCAGACCAATCTTGATTAAAAGATTCTTCAAGTAAGCACCAACCAAGGTTTTTATTACGCCACTCTTTTCGTATATTTATCGTTCTGAATCTAACCACTGCTGAGTTCCACTCAACTAATTGAGTTGCTCCAATCATAGATTCTTCATTAAATAAACCATAGCACTTATATCTAGGATTGTCTATACTTTTAAATGGACCTAATTTTTTTATGATGGGTTTATAGATTTTATTTAAATCTTCAAAGTGATCGACCTCTTTCCAATATTCTACAAGTCGTTCAAATGAAATCTCCCTCCGCACACAACCTACAATCATGTGACTATATATAACATGAGAATAGGTATGGTGTCTACATCACGGTCAGGATGCACGTATGTTCGTCGTTATATATGTAACAGGTACAATCTTATAGACTCTGGGTCTTGGTTAAAAAATAACTCTTACGATGACATTGAACTTGAAGAATGGATAGGTTGGCCTCACGTATTAAAAGTTCTCATTCACTACATCCCACTCCAAGAAAGAAAAGGTGTATTGTGCGACTTCGATAGGATTTGGTTGTGGAGGGGGGACACAGTTCGACAGTTTCTTAGTCAGATAACCAGACTTAAAACTGGTGTGAACCATGTATATGATGACAAAGACATACCTATCATTGGTGATAAAACTCTAGTTGCTGAAAGGTCTCAGTTTGATAAATTTATGCTCAGACAAAAAGAGTTCTGGGATTTGTACTATGAGTTAGGGTTTCCAAAAAATGACCCGCTGATACGATTTGAGGATTTTGTAGAGAACCCAAAAAAAGTGTGCAAGATGTTAGAGGATTGGTTTTATATGGAGTTCTCATGTGGTCCTGAGTTAAACGACCAAGCACTACCAAGAAAAATTGACATAGACTATTCAACAAAATACGTTAACTATGAAGAAGTTTTGGAGTGGTTTGGTGAGTGACTTTTGCATATCATGTGTTACACGTTCTGGTTCTTATTGGATTATGGAATACATGTGTAGAGTGTTTGGACTCGTTGAGGGTAATGAATGGTTTGGTAGAAATAAAGAGGTTGACCTATCAAAACCATTTGAGTTAAAACAAAAAAGAATACCTATAGACTTCAATGTTAATGAAGACTTGATACGTGACAAAGATATGCAAGACCGATTAACTCACTTGCAAAACTTTCCTGTTCCTTTTTGCATAAAGGCAATGCCGCCACAGTTTACAAATACAGTGGAGTCTGTAAACCTACCTACCCGTGACAAAATTAAAATAGCACAAGATATTCTGAGTAACTTTGACCTTATCTACTTCGTGAATGAGGACAAGGTGTCACACTTTTGTTACGAGATAACTGCAAAACTTTGTAGCTCTAAAGGATATCCAAGACAAAGAGAATACTCAATATACAATCCAGATGAAAGAGTTGACCCTCCACCAAACTCATTCACTGCAACACAAAAAGACTTTGATATGTTTGCTACGAGAGACGCATTTACAGATACGGTCATGGATAAGTTTGATTGCCCTGTCGTAACCTATCAGGATTTTGTAGAGGACCAAGACCGTGAGATGAAAAGGATTGCTGACCATTATAATATCGTGGGTGACTATTCAGATAAATACAAGAAACCTATACTTTTAAATCCAGACTACTCTAACATTTTTACAAACTACGATGAGATATGTAAATGGTTTATGACTTATTAGAAATGATGGAAGGTGTTTGGGTTGATGGTGAAACACTTACCAGAGAAAACTATGGAGAGAATTTCATCAGTCAACTTGCAGACCTAATATCTGAGGTGCATACAACAGATGTCCCAACAAAAAAAACTATTGATATAGAAGGTCTGGTTAGTGGACTAAGGTTAGTTGATAATTTTGTATATGATTGTATCATAGACTGGCATACAACCCTCCGACCTAATCTAAATCAATCTGTATTCCTACACGGGGACATATGGGCAGAAAACGTGATAGTAGAAGATGGAAATCTACAAGGACTAATTGATTGGGAACACTGTGCGTATGGTGATCCACATTGGGACTTTAGAATGATACGTCGATGGATAGGGTGGGATGGTCTTGACAGACTTCTATTCCTATACAATGCAAGCACAGGACATAATTGCAAAAGGGAGTATGTTGAGATGCTAGACAAAATATCACTATGCAACTCTAGACAAATACGGGGATTTAAGAAAACTGTATTTGATGGTTATATTGAGAACTGGCCTATGCCCAACCAATACCCCTAACAGGATGGTCTGGTCTTACTCTTATAAACCCTTTACTGACTTCATATGCATCTCTCGCATGTCTGTATTCTATGCAAGTTGCATCATAAAACCACTCATCAGCAGATTCTACTGAATCCCACGTAATCGTGTGCTTCATAGTTAAATCATCAGGACTTAAATTTTTAGTGCTCTCTAAAATTTTACCTGTGTCCACGTATTCTTTTTTAACGTAAGTTTGATACTCACTTGTAGGGGTATACCAATCATTTTCATCATCAGGTCTAATTATTATAGATAATGTCTGAAAATTATTCGTCATTCCTCTTGCTCTCCACGAGGGTCAATTCTTATAAATCCGTTAGTGTTTTCGTATTCTTTTCTAGCGGTTATGTGAGCGGTGCAAACTGAATCATTATACCATTCCGTAACTGAGTCTGATGAGTCCCATGTAACCGTATGTGTCATCGTTAACCCATCAGCACTTACAGTTTTAGAATTGTCTATCATTTTATTCGTGTCTATATAATTATTTGTCATGTGAGTTAGGAATGCATCTGTAGGAGTGTACCAATCAGTAAGCACACTATCCGGTGAATTTTCAGCAGTGGGTCTAGTTATTGTTGATACTGTTTGATAACTCATTTACTATCTCTCTTTCTATACTTTATTAAAGTCTTACGATGGAGGCTTCATCACTGAACTGCCAATCATGAGTCCCTTCGTCGCTGACCACATCATCGCCACTATCCTCTAAAATAATATTGTCACCAGCATCAGAACCATCGGCTGCAGAACGGTCCATGACAATGTAATCGTCTTCAATCCAACTCCATACCTTATCTTCTCTGTGCTCAATCCTATGTGTCGTGCAATTACCAGCACCCCCGCCAGGTCTACCGTTGGCTATGTTATCGTAATACGCTCTATAAGCGTTCACCATTGCAACGTGAACTGAATCTGGATCCCATTCTTCTAATCCCGCATTAGTAAAATGATTAAGTATTGTTAACGTTAAACCATCATCACTCTCTGTTTCTATGCCATAAAGTGAACGCCTATCAGTGTTAGATGGGTCACCATATAACTTTCCACCTGTTTCACTCTTTAGATTGTCTCCAGCGTCGGAGGAACTACCATCTGTTCCATCTAATAACAAATCGTCACCATCCTCTAAGACCATAGTATATTCATCTATAAAATTAGCCTTTAAATAATTGTAGTGTTCAGTAGACATCTCATGCCAAGGAATATCTGTGTTAGGTCTAGTGAGAGTTATTGTTGTTGTTCGCATCACTGATCTCCTTTTTATTATTTATAATTATATAGTCAGGCACTCTCTATTCATATATTGCATGATATTTTTTCTATTGACAATCGTGCCATCATCTGTTATAGCTAACACATTAAAATCTAAAGGTAGTGGTATCGTATGTTGGTGTTGAACCTCTGGTCTCATATTTGTTTTTCCCTGATTATAAGCGTAGTCCTTATCAAATCTTGATATGAAATTGCGAATGTCCATTTTAGTTTTTAGAAAACTCTCCTCATTATCCCACCAGTTAGTGTGCCACACTATCTTTTTTTCTATGTGCATATTCATTGCATATCTCAGTATGTCTGGACACAAAAAGAAAGGTTGATAATTATCAAGGTCCATTTTATCAACAGATATATTTTGCAAGAATCTAAATGACTGCGTTAGATATGTGTGTCTTGTAATAGGCCACCATCGTTTAGCATTATACTCCTCATCCTTATTTTTAGTCCACATCTCATTATTGTGCATTCGACCATGAGGATATCCCGTGCTACCAAATAACCTATCTGCCTCACAACCTGTAGTGAATATTCTTTTGTCTGGGTTAGCACAACCGTAAAGGTTTCCATCAGCAAAGATATTATACAAATGTCCCACCACCTTTTTGTATCCATGTGGATATATTTCTACTGGAGTTTCATCTCCCATAAAAATACGTAACTGATCTCTTGGACACACCTCTGCTAATGCGTACAACACTGCAACACTGTCAATACCTCCAGAGTATAATAACTCTATCTCTTTACCTTTGTCTCGTATTTCAATCGCCCTTGCTATCATAATGTCATCGAATGAGGGCAAGTTGTCTGTATATTCAAACTCAACTTTTGGAAACCAGTATGTATTTGTGTTGAAGAGGAAAGTGTTCTCCTCTAACAAATCATTAAGATACCAGTATGGTGGTCTGGTATATTCTTTCAGATGGTGTTGCTCTTTATCTAGAATAAACTCTAACTCAGATTTAAAATCATCGTCAAAGTCTTCCCACATATTATCACGATTCTCAACGTATGTTTTCCATGCCTGTCGATAAGCATCACTAACGTAAACGAAACTTGTCATAATCTATCCATTCGTGAGGTTTGTTTAATCTGTTTGTGAAATGCACATACTTAATATCTGGGTGAAAGTCATCACCCATGTATATGTAGTCGTTCCCTGTAAGTTGTTCATATTTCTGTGTCATCTTATAGTTCCAACTACCAACACCTCCAGTGATAATATCACTACTAACAACCCACCTTGTAAACCACTCATTAGGAAGAACGACAAGTTCTAATCTTTCCTTAACACTGTCCTCTACAAAATACTGCTCTCCATTTACTGGACCTGTTGTAGTTCCATTCTCAATATAGTGTTTCTGCCAATGATGCACATCACTCATAAACTTGTCGTAGATGTATCGACAGTCCTTTGGATAGTATTTGAAGAAACCACCATTGATGCGATACTCTGTAACATCATTCCTCCACCAGCCTGGCATTGCAACGAACTGTCCTCGTTCAATCGGGTAGTCAAAGATTTTCTCATAGTCATGAATGAGGAGAACATCAATGTCCATCACACAGATAGGTTCATCTGTTTCCATCTGCATACCCCACATCTTATTCCACTGTAAAACCACTCTATCATCATAGGGTTCTCGTATCCATATGATATTATGCTTTGAAAGTTTTTCCTCTAAGTACTCTTCATACTCAGGTCCATACTTATTCCCGATACGGACTGCTATGATATCCATTGTCTTTCCCACTGCTTTGTAGGTTTAGTTCCTTGAAACCAACACTGTTTTGATTGAGACAACACCTCATGTAACTTATAATATGAATCTACCAACTTATCTAAAGTATTGAACGCATGATTTATGTGATACCCAAAAATATTACTTGCATCAAAAAATACAACTTTATCTTTTACTGCCTCTTCAATTCTTTCATAATCATCATTTATCAAATCCATCAACCAGTATTCTATATCACATCGGTCATACATCTCTGCTTGCATTGCACGTAACTCTTCAAACGTGCCCATTGCTTGTATTCTATCATGTGCGGGTGCGTTGCCTATGTTATCTACCATGTTCTTATCTGTTGTGTTTCTTAGTATGTTTATTTCTTCTAATGACATATTAAGGTCAACCACCATTTTCTTTAAGTCTATATTCTGCTGATTATAATCATAAAAGATTACCCTCTTATCAAAGTTCAAACGGTTACAGTTCGCCTCCGCACTGTATCCAGCAGTCGGTGAAAATATTACGTCAAAATCTACTATAGGAATCTCACGTAAAGACTCTGTATTGAAGATATAGTATGACTCTGTAATTCGTGTCATGAAACGACTGAAGTAGTAATCGTCAGTTGTTCTAGAAACCTTATGAAGATTTTTCCAAGTTTCATCTTGGTCACGAAAGTAAGAAAATGATTTACGTGATCTCTCTTGCTTCGTAAAATTAATTATGCGAGGTAACCCACTAATATCAATCCAAGGTGGTGTATAGTCATCGTGAAAATTATCTGGTGACCTTTTAAACTTAGTCCATCTTTGATTCATATCGGGACAATTATTTTCTCTCCACTTATCAAGATTTAGATTTATATGTTGATAATGCAGAAACGCTGGTTCATATGGACGTGCAATAATGTGAGCTTTACAAAACTCATTACTTCGCACAAAGTCAAAGAAATCTGTGATAGGAGTAATCTGTTGTCCCATATGATGACCGACCATATCAAATACCATACCCACTGATACAATCATCGCATGAGTATGTTTTGATTTCAAGAGATGCTCATGTATCTCACTACGATAACAGAACTGAATATCATGACCTACTGACCCACCAGTAGGACCACCTGATAACATTAATGCAAGTGTTTGTGCTTGTTTCTCTACACTCAAAGTCCATGTCTTTCCTTGAGGAAAGAACATAAGAAAAAGATAATCTTTAAACTCATCTTTTACTTTAACACCTAAAGATTCTTTTTTCCATAAATTAACAAACTCATCAAAATCTTTTACCATATTGTTTCCCTGTAACTATTTGATTTCTCGAAGCCTGGTTTGTATGAACACATATTGGTACATTGAGATAAACAATTAGAAGGACTCTCCCACGAGAGTTGAAGTGCCTCGTAGAATATATCTTCCATAATTTCTTTTAGTGACCTATCCAACAAGTTATTACTTTTATCATAATAATAGTCATCATAAAACTGTTGCTCTCCCAAACTAGATTTTTGTTCTGGTAAATAACAACACGGCCACACTCTACCAGTGTGACTAACATATATAGAATTGTACTCTTGAAACTTACAAACTATTTCACCAACGCTTACATTTAGTTTACTATGACTAGATGGTTCAATCTTATACTCTTCACCTTTGTAGGTAAACTCTGTTGTGTCTGACCTTTGTGAGTATAACAAAGTGAAACTATTGAACCCTAGTTTTTTTGCTGTCTCTTGTGCTCTTGATATCTCATGTTCATTATGTTTAAACACAATCATTCTCCACTCAGCGTTCCCCCCACCTTCTATAAATGATGTTGCATTCTCAATAATCTTATCATAACTTGCGTTTATACGATAGTGACTAAGCGTGTCTACACCATCAATACAAAAAACAACTTTATTATTTTTTAACTTGCCAAACTCTCGCCACCACTTTTTAGTTCTAATCGAACCGTTTGTGCTAGTGAGAACTCTTGAACCACTATAAACAATAAACTCACAAATGTCAAGATAATCTTTGCTTAAAACATTCTCTGATATTTGACCATAAAATTTAACAAGTCCCACATTACCTATATTGTTGTAACAGGTGACAAACTGGTTAAGAGACATCTCAGAAGTATTCAGAGATTCGGTTGGATTGCCATCACCACTTTTATTCCACTGTAAAACACCATCCTTAATTTCATTCCTCGCACATTGTGGACACATGAGATTACAAATGTTATTCAACTCCCAGTTTATATCAACAGGTTTACTGAGGTCGATCATCTATTTCTTTTAACACATCTTTGCCAAACTGTTTGACAAGAGACTTTCTCATAAGTTCTTCTCGCTCTTTATTAAAACCACCGTGCATAATAAAGTGATACCTATTCTCATCAGAACTATTCAATGCCTCATGTTCAACACCATTATCAAACCAGAACCCAGTGCAGTTTTCAAAAGGCAACTCCTCTTTTGTGTCTGAACGTCTCAGGTAACAGTTGTCTGGTTGATAGAAAGCAAGGTTAATCGCACCAGCGATATTTCTCACCCTACCCTCAAGAACTCTTTGTTTACTGGCATCGTTGTGTGCTTCAATACCCGCGCCTGGTTCTAATAACATGAAACGCAAACGTCGATATGAACTATGAGGGAAGTCCTCTAACCACCTCTTTGTCTCTGGGGCGACCTCTGCAATCTCTGTCCATCCCCACTCAACATCATCCTCACTTAATCCATGACCATACGGGTTCTTAGTATGAAACCATCCCATGTCTAAATCTTTGCCTTTCTCAACGAAACTATGAATGGATGCAGACTTCCATCCACCGTGACCCCCATCACCAAAACGATGTTCTACAAAGAAACCCTCATCGTATACTGCCTGTGCCTCTTTGATACACTCCTCTGGTATCTCTATATCCATCTTTAGATACCAAACATCGTTATCTCTGCACCAATCTACAATATTTTTATGACTCATCTTCCTATCACCATAAACCTTTCCATACCACTATCCAATACCTTACTCCCACTATACATAATATCTATGAGTTCTGATTGCTCTGCAAGTTCATCTGGACCACTCACACAGTTTATGTGGTCATCATACTTATTTTCGTTGGTTGACTGCAACACAAAAACTGGGTTGTCAAGAAACCCTCTGTTAAGTTTATGAAACTGTTTCATAGGAAACATATGTTCACAGGACGTGTTGATTACCAAGTCAAAAACTTTGTCTGTCTTTTTTTGTTTCTTCCACACTGGTTCAAACATTACATTTACAACATCACACTTGTACTGATTATTATCTTTGTATCTTTTGTTAAACTTATAACTTATCTTTTTTGCATCATCATCTATTTCAAAGTTATGAACGTGCTCGACGTTTATTTTTTCTATAAGGAGTGTAGTAATGTAATTGGCAAACCACCCACCCAACAAACAAACTGACTTTGCCTCCAGACTTAACTCGTGCAACTCCTCGACCAACCAAATCTTGCTCTCCATCTGAGAGATTGTTGTCGCACTTGCAAGAGCACGCTCTTGATGTGGAAAATGTCTTTCCGTATCTACAAATGCCTGTTTCCAATCCTTAGCTGCCTGTATATCATTATTAGACAAGTATCCAAAAAACATGGCAGTCGATACGATAGATTCTTTTGCTATGTTCACCATAGTTTTTTAATCTCCTCATCACTATTACCCTCAGTGTATGTGCTATTATTGAACAAACAAATCTTATGGTCAGGTCTAAGTTTGTTTATTTCCATATCCTCTGGATAGATGTTTCCTTTGTACCAAGAGTATATGTCTCCTTTTGGAAACCCCTGTAAGTTTCCCTCGTCCTCCCAAGGGTTATACCAATGGTGCGCGAAGTAGTTATCCAAACTAGGATACGTAAAGAAGATAACCTCAGCGTTATCTTTGACGTGTTGTAAAACAGAAGTCATCTGTCCCCTGTCCCATCGAATGACAGATGAATTGAGTGGTGTAGATTTGTGTTTGCTGTAATTTCTCTTAACTGTTTCATCATCATTCCACCACCCACGGACAATCCACGGTTTATTCATGGGCAACTCAAAAAAGTATTTTAGGTCTTGATGAATAATTACGTCAAGGTCAAGAAAGAGAAACTTATCTCCATCAACATGATCATCAAACATATAACACTTACGCCATGCCCAAAAGAAACCCCTATCTTCTTGGTAGTGTTTGTCTAGATATGTTGGAAGTTCTATATCATAATCATGGGTTGGATTGTCTGTAAAACACCAGAAGTTAAAATCAACAGAGCAGTTTGCCTCGCACTGCTCTTTTAGTTTCTCAACATAGGAATCATCATATTTGTTTCCCCACTTAATACATAATATATTATTTTCACTCATCCATAAATTTCCCTATACTTATCGTATAAGACCTCTGCTATAAGTTCCTGACCTTCTTTATTAGGATGTAAGTCATCTTTACTAACTCTTAATTTAATTTGCTCTGGGTCAACCTCATCAAGCATAGTCCACGCAGTTTTTCCACCAATCTCCTCATACATAGGCCATCCTATAAATTTATTGTCATCAATCGAATCAACCTGAGCAGAATTGATTAATGCTTTTATTAATGCATCTGTTGGAAACGTAAGAGTAAACGCCTGCATTTGTAAATAGGGTATACTATGTAACTCACAGTGATTTTGAAACGCATGAAACCATCGAACACTTTTTAACAAATTGTGTTTACCAGATACTAAACCACCATGTTCATGTATAGCATCTATTACTTTTTTGTGTTCATTTGCGGCAACCGTATCAAACCCTTTCAGTGGGTGAGGGTGTTTGGGGTTGATATTAAATGTCCATTGTTCAAAATCCCACCTACTTGCTGATGACCATAAACAAATTGATAATCCTATTTGTCTAGTTGTACATAACTTATCAATCATGTTGTTGTATATAAATTCGTTACCCTTTCCAGCACAACCTACATTGATATATTTCATATCAAGTTTATTTGCAAGAATCTCAGGCCAGTGAGGAAAGGAACGTTTTTCTTTTGTCCAACTGTCACCAGAAGCGATTAATACTTTACGAGTAAATTTCTTCATATTTATCATGTAACATCTTTGCTATATATTCATGACCTTCACCATTAGGGTGGGAGTCATTTTCATCTACTCTTAATTTTATTCTGTCAGGATCAAGTTCATCCAAAATATTATCTAAATAATATCCACCTATATCTTCAAAGATAGGCCAACCTATAAACTTACTCTCATTTATTTTATCAGTGATGGAAGAATTTATAATTTTTTTTATTGCCAATTTTCTTTTTCTATGAACATTTTGCCAAATAACTTCATCACTTTCTGGATGTAAAAATAAAGGATCAACTAAGGGGTTACATCCTTGTATCATGAGATAAGGAATATCTCTCATCAACTCTTGAGCGGTTAAGAATTTTCTAACAGAATACATGGTTGCAGCGCACGTATTGTTATAATTCAAAAGAGCAGTTCTTGCATCTGTGTCAAGTGGCCATGGTTCTACTTTAGAGTTATCTCTTTGAGGCATTAACCTTTGCCAACAATTTTCATGTTCAAAGTCCATCCTCTGCCACTCACTCCACATGATAACTATTAGTCCTATATTCTTCTCAAACATAATAACATCTAATAATTTAGAAATCATGTATTCGTGACCCACACCACACAAACCTAGATTATGACATTTCATATCAAGTTTATTCGCAAGTATTTGTGGCCAGCGCATAAAGTCAAGCTTTATCTCTGTGTGCATAGAATTTAAATAGTGTTCTGTGTAACTACAACCAATTGCTATAAGTTTACTTTTCACCATATTTGTCTACTGTAAAATTTTCAGAACAATATTTTTTACAAACCCTTGGTGCATCTTCTGGTCTTTCCTGTAACATTGTATAAAAATCTGTCCACTCTTTAGATTGTGTAATTTCTTTTATGTTCTGTACATTTGATATTTTAAATTTGTCTTGATAAAATATATCTTGCACCTCGTCTCTCAAGTTCCATCCCGAATCTATCCAACAACAAGGAAGAAGAAATCCTTCTGCTGAGTGACCTAAACACTGTGACATCTGCAACGCATCATTTGTATTATCCACTGGTATACACTTTGGTTTAAGCACAGAACTCATCTCTTGGTTTATATTTGTACATAACATCACCCTCATTATCCCACCTACCGGATTTTGATAGTCTAAACTTTATGCCCTCATCACTCGCCATTTGTCTTGCTTGTTCTATGTGGTCCTGATTATAATTAAATATGATATATTGCCAAACAATATTACATCCCTTATTTGCCCCTAATTTCATCATCTCATATAAATGAACACCGTCTTGATTTATTCTGTACTTATGACTCTCCTCTGGTAAACCATCTAAACCAAAAATCCACGTTGTGTCAAACCCACTAACCTCATACGCTTCTTCATAGAAAGGTTCTTTCCTATGTGATGCTGCTGTGTGAACGTCTAATTTGTGTGAGTAGGCCATCTTTACAAATTTTATAAAATGTTTATGCGCTAACGGGTCAGACTGCTGACCGCAAAACTCTATGTAAGAAAATGTGTCAAGGATTTTTTGAAAATCCTCTATTGACATTTCTTTATATTTGTGTTTAATACGAGAATAAAAATTGCCCTTGTTTCGCATACAGGCAGGGCACTGCAACGGACATTTGTTTGTGATATCTAAGTTAATAGGTTTATCATAAAAACTTCTGCCGGGCCACCAAGGATATTCCCGAAGAGTAGGTATAATCATTTTTTAAATTTTGAAAATGCCTTAATTGCTTGAACCGGAGTTTTTGCTTTTCTAACTTCTGCCTTAGCAGTTTTACTCTTAGAATTTTTAACAAACTCTTCCTCAAACATTCTTAGTTTTAATTTAAAAAGTTGTTCTTTGTGTATCTCGTTAGACTCGTCAAAATCAAAAAGCAAATCTAAAGAACCTATTTTTTGCTCAGACTCTTCTGTAACGTAAGCATTAGTTCTCTTCGCGTAATCATTAAAAGCATCACGAAACTCTTGTCTACGAACTTCATTTGCTAACTGAGTTCTTTTTTCAATTTCGTCCCAAGTGACATATTTGAGGAGGTCACGAAACTGTTGGTCTTCCATATCAACCGCCAGGTGATGTTCTCTTAGATCATCCTTATCATCTCCCCACAAAATCAGAACAGCGTTCATTTCCTGATTTGAGTATCGAACATCAAATATTTTATCTTGCCACATATAAGACATTTTTTTCATCCTTAAACATGAGTAATTTTAAACGTATATGTATTTATGGTCTGTGCAGAACCGTTTGGAAACTCCTGAGCACGATAGTCATCTAGACCCGCATTTAAAGTTTGGTAGTTACCACTTCCATCTAACCTAGTATCCACCATCGCTGTCCCTCTTGAGTTACCACTACCATTGATGTTATAAGATAACTTGTGACCATTAGTGTCCTCTGCTGCAAAGAAACGGATATCATTTTTCACCCTAGTAAAAAAGGCATTGTCATCCTCTTTACTTATTTCGTTTAGATTTCCATCTTCGTCTAAAAAAAGAAGATTGTATGTTGGGTCAACTCGCGCATCACTACGTCTTTGTAAATAGTAGTTTGTAATCGTTGTTGGTTGGTCAAGTGTTTCTGGAATACCAGCAGCAGAGTACGCTGATGTATCTGCTCTCGTATCTGAAAATATCACCGTGTTACTCCCAGAAACTTCTGTATAATTTGTAACAGACGCTGACTCTGCTATTGTAAAAGTACCGTTTGTCAATGAACTCTCTGAACTTGAAATCATCTCATCCAAGGTTGCGTATATAAAAGTATCAACATAATCTTGATGAGTCATTGCCTTAATACAATCTTCATCCTCATCAAAATATACAGGATATCCTAAAGGGCCTTGGTCCGAACTTTCACTAAGTGATGTGTCATATGTAGGACCAGTAAGTTTATCATGGTTTACAGTAACCGTTGATGGTTCTGCTGTAGAAGTCTCAGCGGGAGCAGAAGATGTTCCTCTAGGAGTAAATTCTGCACCAGCTTGCAATCTCGTATCTGCCATAGTAGGACTTAGAGTTCCACTATCAGATACAACACTTACTGTAACTGTAGGTGCTGTGCTATAAAGATACGCTACGTGTGCTAATTGCGTTTGCCAAGTACTGTCAGGTTGAGAAGTTACATTATTACCAGCAGCAGGTATGCCAATGCTATCTGCAAAATCTTGTCTAAGAAAAAATAGGGGTCTGCGAACAGCCATTATATATTCCCTTCATCAAAGTTTACCACCTACACCGTATATCGCTTTAAGGACATTTCCAGCAGCGTCCTTTATTAGTAATTGACTATTTGTAAATGATGTATAATATTCGTATAACATGTTATCACCAGCATTTGTTCCACTACCATCCGTTCCACCATCTTCTATTATGATGTTATCTCCCGCGTTAGCTGTACCGTCCGTACTGTTTAATACGATAAAGTCACCACCAAACTCTGCCTTACCTGACTCAGCACTCAACGCACCTCTAGATGACAGGGACATTTTTGCTGCGGCTGAGGCAGCAGCAGATTCAGATACACCAGTTGTAAATACTAGTTTTGTTGCATTAGCAGAGGCAGTAAATGCACCCTCTGCGATTGCATGAATACCAGCAGCGACCACAGCGGCATCTGTTCCATCAGAGTCACCTGCAGCCATCTCAATAGATGCAATGACATCATCAGCAACAATTGCATCTTCTTCTGATTTCAACTGTAAAACTATTGGTCTATCATCTGTGCCGTTTACTGTATTCGTTATTGTTAGTCCAACATCATGGACATGTGTTAGAGTTATCTCTGAGTTAGTACCAAATGAAATGAGAGATGCATCTGATAAAAGTTTAATATCATCACCAGCAACAATATCCAGAGCAACAGATAAACCACCATCAGTCTGCAACGCACCATCAGTTGTGCTTGTTGCCTCTGTCGTATCGTCTGTAATCAATCTACCACTAGCAGTGATTGCAGTTGCACCAAGTGTTCCCGCAACAGTTAAAGCAGCGCTACCTAAAGTTAACAAATCAGTGTCAGCAGCACCACCTATCGTTCCACCACTTTTAATTACAAGATCGTCCTTGACTGTAAGAAGTCCAGCCGAGGAAATTGTAAGTGCGTCATTTGTCGAAGCAACACCAATCGTACCACCATCCTTAATCATAAGGTCATCAGCAATCGTTAATAGACCAGCAGAACTTAACGTCATTTTAGCAGTTGCACTCGCTGCAGCAGTTTCGGACACACCTGTAGTAAAGACAAGTTTAGTTGCGTTAGCATCAGCAGCAAAAGTTCCCTCTGCGATTGCATGAATACCAGCGGCGACCACGGCAGCGTCTGTACCATCAGAGTCACCAGCAGCAAGTTCAATAGATGCGATAACATCATCTGCAACAATCGCATCTTCCTCAGATTTTAACTGAAGTATAACTGGTTTACCATCAGAGCCGTTTATAGTGTTTGTAACTGTAAGTCCAACATCATGCACATGAGTAACAGTGATTTCATCATTAGCACCAAACGCTATAGTGGCACCGTCATGTTGAAGTTCTAAGTCTTGAGTTAATGTAACGTCTCCATCAGAACCAATCGCAATAGCATCAGTATCAGATGCAGAGCCAATTGTTCCCGCATCACTAACTATCAACGATGCCGCTGTAACTCCAGCATTGGTTATGGTGAGGTTACCAGAACTAGCACCAGTAAACGTTCCTGTTCCTAGAACAATCCTATCTTCACTTTCATCCCAACCAATAAACACGTTTGCATCATCACCACGTTCAATGACGATACCAGCATCACCAGAAGCACTTCCTGACCTACCAGTTCCTAATTCAATCAACTGGTCTTCGATAGTTGTATTGGTTGCAGAGTTTGTGACGGTTGCACCGTTAACTGTTAAACTCTGAGAAATTGTTACGTTACCACTACTGTCAATCGCAATAGCGTCTGTATCAGAAGCAGAACCAATTGTCCCTGCATCTGGAATAATAATATTGCCACCAGTTGTAACACCAGCGTTAAACGTTGCAAGACCAGCAGCACTCATGTCAAATGTCAATGCGGTAATTTCAGAACTACCATCAACACCTTTGAAAATCATGTCCTTATCATTGACTAGTGATTTAAATGTTAAATTATCTGAGTCTAAACTTACGTGTCCAACATTGGTAGAACCGTCTTTGAATATGACCTCATCACCACCAACGTCAAGAACAATATCTCCAGCAACGTCAAGTGTAAGGTCACCCGAGCTGAGGTCAATCTCTGTACCGTCAATGGTGATGTTATCTATTGCAACACCACCGTCAAATGTAGCAGATGTTCCTGACACCGCTTGTGTGAATGAAACAACACCGTTTGATGCAATTGAGATAGCATCTGTATCAGAGGCAGAACCAATCGTACCAGAATCCTTAATAACAATATCATCTGCAAAAGTTACAACACCATCAGAGGCAATTGTTATAGCACCAGCAACTCCAGCACTACCTATTGTTCCATCATTCTTGAGTACAATATCATCTTTAAAAGTAACAATACCAGCACTACTGATTGTCATCGCATCATTAGCAGAGGCAACACCAATCGTACCACCATCCTTAATCACAAAGTCGTCTGCGATAGTCAGTAGACCAGCAGAACTCAGTGTCATCTTAGCGGTAGCACTTGCAGCAGCAGTTTCCGATACACCCGTAGTAAAGACTAACTTAGTCGCATTAGCACTCGCAGAGAAAGTTCCCTCTGCAATCGCGTGAATACCAGCAGCAACAGTTGCACCATCAGTGCCATCAGAGTCACCCGCTGCTAACTCTATGGATGCAATAACATCATCCGCAACTATTGCGTCTTCCTCAGATTTTAGTTGTAATACCACTGGTCTATCATCGGTGCCGTTTATGGTATTGGTTATTGTCAACCCAGTATCATGAACGTGTTTAAGAGTTATCTCTGAGTTTGCACCAAAATTAATTTGAGCACCATCGGTGCTAAATGGTAAGTTGCCACTAATAGTTTTGTTGGTAAGTGTATCCGTCGTTGATGCACCTATTAACGTAGTAGATGTTACTGGTAGTGTGATTGTAACATTACCAGAATAATCTGCGTGAGCAGAAGATTGTAGCTGTGCATAGTGAGCGTTTGAACTCTCACAATAAAATTTAATATTAGAAACTGAACCCGCATTTTTAAGGTCAATAGCACCAGGCGTAAATGTAATTAAATCTGCACCACCAATTCTAAAGTCAATTTGGTCATCTGAGTCTGCTGTGATTGAAGTATCTGCATCAACATCAAGAATAAGTTCAGAACCATTTAAATCTAAAGATGTGGCAACGACAGCAGAGGTTAGTGTTTTATTTGTTAAGGTATCAGTTGTATCTGTTCCAATCAAAGTGGTAGATGCGTTTGGTAGGAGAACAGTTCTGTCTCCTGTAGGGTCAACTACACTAAGAGTTGTTTCGTGCTCATCTGATGTTGAACCCTCAAAGACAATTTGGTTACCACCACCTAAAGAAGTTAAGGTAATACCTCCTACGTCACTTTGTAGATTATTAAACTGTTCTCTAAACTGTTCAAGAGAATCACTAAGAGATAAAGTCGTTGCGGTTACGTCTGCCATTTACTTATCCTCTACCAGTTTTACTAGCATTGTTTTTATTTCGTGAATCTCACACTTTAAGTTATTTAGTTCCCTAGTAGTTTGTCTAAGTTGGTCACGTTGTCTTTGTGCCTCATCTGCACGTTTTTTTGCCATAAGATAAGCAGACTTATTCGTGTTCACTATCGCGTTGGAACTTGCATCTCTAACTAAATCTTTATGTCCTTCAACTTGAATTTTCATTTTACGTTGCCAGTGCTAAAACTCTAAGGTCTTTAATTCTTGGTGGTCTCGCAGAGTTTGTTGCTCTCATCACAATCTTGATCTGAAATGAGATGAACTCATCTAATGGAGTGCCGATACCATCATCTGTGACCCCTGCTGTAAATTGATACTCATTAAATTGGTCAATACCAAGTGAGGGAGCAACAGTGACATCTTCTGACCCATCATTGTTGAAGAACTGAAAATCTAACTCATCAAAATCACTCGCATCATCAGTTCTTAAAATCTTGAAGAGAACTTTAATATCAGCAGTGCTTTCTCTATTTGCATCGAAAAGAACTCTAAGTGATGTTGCTGGAGTTTCTAGTGCTGCACTCTTTGTCAGATAAATTGCATCGTGGTCGTCACCCTCTGGAGCTGTCATTGGGTCATAGATTGATGTTGGATACACATCTGAAGATGAGTCAATCTGATTAATTCTGTTTGCGACAGCGAAGAATGTCATTCTCTTTACATCAATTACGGGTGATACTTGAGAACTTGTTGAGGATAATGTCAATGGCATTATCAAAGACTTACTCCCCTCCATTTCCTCTGTTTCATTAATACCTGACGCAATCATATAACACTTATCATAATAATAGTTATCATTCAAAGGAATTGTCTCAGCATTTGTAAGTGAAGTTTGTGAGAATGAATCTTGAGAACCACTAACACTTGTCGCAGTTGTGTGTCTAATCTTAGAGATAATATTTGTCTGAGGAGTAATAAGTGTTCCGATAACTGTTGAACTTACATCATACTGAGCATTTTCAGTTGCCGTAACAACGCTGCCACCAAACGTGGAGTCACCACCACTTTCAACATCTGGTGTGGTTGATAGAGTTACTGTGTAATAGTCTGTCCCTATATTTGCAACATCAGTGTGAGTTTTATTGATTTCTGTGAAAGGAACTTTATGTAACATATAAAGTTCTACCGTTGCACCACTTGCATGTGATGCCGCAGTTCCCTCAACTGCTCTTGTTGCCCCTGTAATGGTGTTACCCGAAATTGATGTATATGAAATAACCTCATCACCAATTTTGATAAAGTAAACATTTGATGCATTTCTAGAAAACTTACCAGCGGTATCATCAAAGTTAGTGCCATCTGTTAATGTGATTGTATCAGAGGCAGAACCAATACTACCATTAAGAGTTGTCTCTGCACCTGATTTGACCCCACTAATCGTAACATTGTTTGTTGTGTCATACATGTGGTGGTCAAAATGATTAACCTTTAACTCAGTATTACTATTTGTCATGACTAACGGATTTTTACCGAGAGTTAGTGAGGGTAGAGTATCATTAGTTAAAGTTACTGAACCAGCAGCAGTCGTATCAAACTTTGCACCGCGCAGTGTAAACTTTGCATCTTGAGTTGGTGCGGGTGCCCAAGTACGGTTGTTATGCCCTTTAAATAGAACACCAATGTGTGGTTGTTCAGAAACAAGGTTTCCGTCTGAATCCTCTTCACCCAAGTCAGAAATCCACATGATATAATCTGGCGTATTACTTGACACAACAAAACAATACTCTGCCATAGACTGTAGATAAACAGGAGATGGGAAAGTAAATTTTGTTGCGGTCTTACCATCAGCAGAAATATTAACATCAGCGGGCAATTTTGTCACGCGACTAAATGGTAAAAGTTTTGGGCCAGGGTAACCGTTAACCACATTACGGATTTCTACTGTTACGGGTAATGTTTCATGTTTAGCAGAGAAAAACAAATCAATAGATGTTGCAAATCTACCAACATCCGTATCGCTACCATTTAAATCTTGGTTGAATTGTTGGTCTTCATCAGCAATTATAAATGTTTGTGCAAGAGGGTCCATCGCAACCTGCCATTCCAAAGGCACTGCGCGTGTAAGTGCTTGAGAAGTTGTAACACTTTCCGTTGCGAGTCTACCATTTCTTGTTGCAATAATGGTTTCTTGTCGAGTTTCAAGAATTCCGTCTGCAATGTAATTTGCCTGTGCTCGACTATCAGGTTGAGCAGCATTAGTCGAACTAGAAGTTAGTTTAAACTGAACAGTACCAGTGTTAAACTGTGGGTTTCCAGAAATTTTTGGGTCTGGAATTGCAAATATACCACCACACTGACTATTAGACTTGACAATTATAGGACTTCCTGTTACTGGTGTTGCATCAGTTGTTGAATCTGAGTCTGGTGTAACAAATGCATTAACATCTACACCATCAAAGAAAACATACATTCTCTGAAAAGGTTTTACTCCTGTTGCGTCAAATCTAATGTTTCTTGCCCGAACAACAGGAATAGCAACTCTAGAAATTGTTCTAAACCCCTGACTCTCTCTTTCTATATCCTCTTCAACAAATGTGCGAGTTCCAGTTCCACGTCTTGTGCCAGTCTGCATTCTACGCATTCTAAAATTAACATCTCCACCGTCACCTATAAATTCTTCTCTTACCATAAATCGTCTACCAGCCCAGTTATCTTGCCAAGAGTTCCAAACTGTTCCAAGTTGATTTCTATTTGCCTCTACAACTGCATCAAAGTTTCCCTCAACATTAATAACAAGTTCTGGAGCAACCTCTGTCTCAAACCAAGAATCTTGGTCTGGGTCAAGAGTGACCTCACCAAACCAAGAGGCAGTTAAAAATGGTGTCACCCTTTCAACAGTCGTTGCAAATGGATTCTCAGTAATAGTTTCCTCTGTGTATGGAAGAGTGAGAAGGTCACCTGTCTTTTGATAACCAGCAGAGGTTCTTGCAGTGTCAGTTGTTGCTTGTTCAATAAGGTCAATGCCCTTAGTTTTATGAACTGGTCTTAGTTCACCCGCCGTCATATCAATTGAATTTCTATAATCAGGATGTTTTACATCACCTATATCATGACCACGAAACGGGTCAACAATGAAACCAGATTTAAAACGGTTTAGTCCGTTTGCATCCGTAGTCTCAAATGACTGAGCGTCTTTTTCAAGTAAAGAAAGTGTGGTAACTCTCTCAACATTTGTAACCCTTCTTTCAATTTTACCAATATCTTGCATGGTAAATCTTTGAGTTCTTTCCCTAGTAAGAGAAACATCTTGAGGTTTAAATGTGAAGGCGGGTAAAAGTAGGTCAGCAAGCTTCATCGCATTATCTACTGGAGTTGGAAGTTGCGGTTGTTCACTTGATGCACCCTCCGATACAACAATGTTACCCCTATCATCAATAAAGATGGATGCTCTTTTGGGAAGATAATATTCAAAATCTGATTGAATGTTAGAGCCTGGTTTACCAAAATTAGAATATGAAGAACCAGTGCCACTAAAAACTCTAGAGGTAAAGTCAAAGGAGTTACCTGTAATTTCATCTACAACTGAAAGAGTGGAACTAGCACCAGTAATATCTGCAACCCTTGGACGGAAATCAAACGTATCAGCAAGCGGGAATAAACCAACTGGTTCTGGGTCATCTGGGTCAATTTTTGTAGCAGTATAAGATGGAATGTCTTCATAGTCCATTTGGTTTGCAACATCCGTATAAGAGTCCACAGTCATGAGGTCTCCTGCCCCATGCTCCATGTAATCATAGACAATTAACAAACGACCTTGAGGAGTGGGGGAACTTCCTTTTCTTACTATGCGAGATATATCATAGAAGTTATCACGCTGACCTGTATCTAATTCAAAGTCAGATGTAATAACAACACTTCCATCACCCACAGCGGAAACAGCGGCACTCGCGCTTGAGGACTCACCAGTTATTGTGTCTGAGGTTGTAAAGTCAGAGGCGCTTGTTAAGACATAACTCATTGGAGATGTGATATCAATAATTCTTCCTGTTGCTCCACTAGATGAACCTGTGATCTTTTCACCTCTGGTAAATGTTCCAGTGATTGTTCCTAGAGTTAGAGTTGGTGCAGATGCATCCGTACCTGATGCCTCTGAGTCAAATACGGCAACAAGTTTGAATGCATCTGCCCTCCCCAGAGAAATTTCTTTGTCAGTCGGTCTTGTCCCATACGCATCTGTATCACCAGCAACGACCTTTACCTGTTTCATTAAGTTAACAGTTTTACTCTTTTGAGTGACAGCAGTTTTTGTTGTGGTTGCAATGAGTTTTACTTTTGAACCATTAAAAAGAGAATCAGTAATCGTTATTTGGTTTGTGCCAGTTCCAGAAAGTTTACCACTAATGCTTACAATGTCACCATCTGCATGAGTGCTACCACTACCGATATCAAGAACCGATAAAGTGTAATCTGTCTCAGCAAATCCGTTGAATGTCTCACCCGTACCAGCAGTAAAGGATACGACACCAGATGCATCCGTTGTGCCAACAAACTGTCTGCGAATAGTAAAGGATGTATCACTCACACCATTATTCGTAGCTGTCAGAAATGTTTTAATAACTTTCTGAGATGGTTTAAACAACGCAATGTTCTTATTTCCATCTTTAAGTTTTGCACTCTCAACCCTTTCGAGAGATACAACTGTTGAGTTATCTTCCTCCAAAACAATTGAACCCTCACTTCGACTAGCACTATCCTCAAGAAGAACAAAGTCAACTTGTGTCTCTGCCTCTGTAACCAAGTCAGCAGTGAAGTCCTCATCAGCATTTGTTGGGTCGTTCATAAAGACTTGTCTGAAATCACCAAAAGATTTACTGGCTATCTTACTAATTGTAAGGTCTGTGGTGCCAGAGTCTTCTAATATGTCATCAGTTTCGGCGGAGTCTGATGTAGTAACTTTCTCACCAACCGTAAAGGAACCAACAACGTTTGTAAGGTTAACATTTGTTCCACTTGTTCCTTCTCCAAATACAAATCCAGTGGCACCACTCGTAACACCCTTCACTTGAACTCCGTCAGCATGAACGGAAGTTAGTAAAGGACTTGGTGTGCCACTTAAAGTTAAAATGGTAAATGGTCTGAGGTCAAACAAATACAATTTGTATACAGATGCATTGTTTGATGAAGAAGACCCTGCAACACCAGCACTAAACTGCATGGACCTTGCACGACCAACACCAATCAAAGTTCCATTCGCTGTTCCTCTAGATGATGTTAATGTATCATAAAACTGCAACTCTTTAAATGGTGTTGCTTCACTAGCAACCTCTGAAATATCTGGTGTGCCATATACGTTTGTTATTAGAGCAAAGTTACCAGTATCAAAAACAGAAATGTCGCCGTTCTTTGTTTCAAAGTCTCTTGCCTTATTAATGTCTTTAATAGTAGGAGCATTTTTCTCAAGCTCGTAACCATTTACGTATGCTCTTCCTGGCGATACGTTGAGAGAAAGTAAATCTGTGCTTGCTGTGCCACCATCATTTGTAGTGGCACCAAGAGTAAACCGACCAGTGTTTTCATTTACAGTAACACACTCTTGAACTTTAAACTGAAATGGTTTTACTGTATAGTTGCCAGACTCATCAAAAGTTCTTCGAGCAAATTCTTCAGAAAGAATAGAGTACTCTGTCTCTCTACCCTGTGCAACAACGGCTCCATTTTTTATTTGTGCAAGTTGAATAAAGTTAGAATTAGATGCAGTTGTTTTCTTGGCCAGGGTAAGAGTTATTTTAAGACGATGAGCACCTTTTGCAGCAAAGTTTGCTGAACCTTGTGCATTGTCTAAAAGTGAAGTATCTGATTCGGGTGTAACGAGAGTTTCAGTAATATCAAAACCAACAAAACCACTAAAATCTCTATCGTAAGGGTCAAGAGTAATAACCTGATCGGTAACAGAGACAAAGAATCCTCTTACGTAAAACACACCTGGCCGAACAAAATATGCAGAACCAGTTCTAGAGGCAGGGCCAGTTGCACTCTTTACATCTGTAGATGTAGCAGTAAATGAAGTTGAAGATGCAACGTTTGCAGAGTAAGTTGTGGTTGTATGTTGGATTGCAACATCAGCAGAAATATTTTCTCCATCGGCAAAAACGGCTGTGGAGTTGTCTGTTCCTGCTCTTGTATAGTTAATAAACAGAATTGGTTGTTCAGTTGTAGATGCTGCTTGAAATCCAATAACCTCTGCTTGAACACCAGTGGTAGCGCCTGTAATCGTAACTGGTGTTGTTGCGTTATAATACTTTGATGGGTCCACTGTTTCTCCACTAAACGTGGATGTAAGTTTTACAGAATAATAATCTTTTATGTTAGACGCGCCAGGCACAACCATTGCACCCTCTTTAAAAACATGACCTCCATGTTGTTCAATCTGATTTTGTAACTGACTTTGTAGTTGGGTAAGTTCTCTTGCCTGAATGGCAAACCCTGGCCGAAATAATGTGCGAACAAAATTATCGCTCTCATCAAAATCGTCGTAGTAAGGAGCAGCGTTAAGATTAGTTTTTTGAGCCATATTAGAATTCCACTATAATTTTGATATCTTCTGTTTGGTCCGTTGCCCGCGATATGGGTGACCTGTTTTCGTTGTATATGATGTTACCACTATCTGGTTCCAGTTCTGGATTTGCATAACCATTTGTAAATGTAATTGTTTGTCCGTTTGAAAGAGTGACCGCACTATCTGCATCAGCATCAGGTGTTCCTGACGCAGAGGAGTCTGCACCCGACACCGCGTTTGCACCACTGAACGCTATGTAAGCACCAGATGCCGCGACAGTACCAAAGTCACCATAACGTTCCTGTTGGTAATAGAGAATACGCAAACTTGAATCCCACTCTACAACTTTACCAATCGCACCTGTTGACGTTTGTGTAATCTTTTCATCTGGCGTAAACGTTCCACTAAGTCCACTGCTCGCAAGTTTGAGTGCATACGTCTGACGAATAGTTGCATCTGTTGCAACCGTTGATGTTCCAAAGTTTGTTGGGTCAACTGCAATTGCAATGTTACGGAAATCGTTTCCTGTAAGAAGGTCATCACGCTCTGCACCAATAAACAATGTGTTCATCATAACATAGTGACCACCAAGTTCTTCAACCGCATCATCACCGTGTCCTTCTTTCGGACTAATGACAACACGAATGGAACCACCAGAACCACCCATTGCAGAGGCAGACGACAGTGAAGCATCAGAGAATGTAAACCCGCTTCCAAGATTAACTGTTCCAAATGTGTATCCAGAACCACCTGAGTTGATTGTCGTATCAGTTCCAGCAGTAAGACCAAAGGACTGTATAGCGTTTGATGCAACAGTAATTCTTATAACCGCACCAGAGGACGTTCCCGCACTTGCACCATCACCATAAACTGCTGCATAGTAAGTCCCGTTAGTGTATCCAGACCCACCTGTAACAACCAGAGATTCAATCTTACCATCAACGGCGGCGGTACTCACAGTGCTGTCTGTAGACACAGGCATGAAGTCAGTTGTCAAAAACTTTGTCTGTTCAGATGCAGTTATTTTATACATGTACTTGAGAATGTATCCACCAGAGGCAAACGGGGAGGTAGACTCTGAACTTGGTTCTGAACCAGAATATGCGGTCCCACCATTATTGTCGAGAACTTTGTATACACGATTCTCTGAAGTCCTAAAGAAAAAGGTTGAGTCATAAAGGTTTGTTGCGCCGGACGTTGTTGGGTTAGATGAACTAATCGTGTCATCATACATATCAAACGTTGTTGAGTTAGCCCAATCTCTACGAGGAAGGACATGTGATATGTCAGTCGAAGCAATGTTTTTTCCCGCGATAGTTTGGTCCCAAATATAAAACTCACTAGATACATCATCAACAGGAGTTGGTGGGGATGAGTCGGTTCCACCACTTGTCGCTGATGTAAATGGAGTTGCCTTACCAATTAACATATAGTACGTTGATTTTGCTGCCTCAGAGAATGACTCGAAAAACTGAGTAGCATTATGTAATCTAAATTTTTCTGTTATGATTGCGGTCATGTCTTGTTCCTTCGACGTATACCATTTTTTGTTACATACTTATTTATAACCTCTTATATATCAAATTTCTAATCTGTTAACAATAATTCTAAATCTTTTTAAGACTTATATTAAATGCTATACAGATTCTTTTGAGTGACCTGTTAGGTGTAACACAATGGAGTAGGTAACTAGGAAACAAAACCATCTTGCTAGGTTTTGTTTCTACGATGTAATAACCAGTATTGGTATTATTTTGTTTTTTTACAGGCACCATCTCATAGTTTGTGCCAAACAGAGGAGTGCGAAAGAATAGAGCGCCGTCTCCCTCTGTAGCAGTTGGATAATAAACTCCACTCAAGTGACTGCCAGGATGATTATGAAGCTCCTGATTATGTTGTTGCCCATACACGTTTAACCAGCAATCATCTATTACAGGTCTATATCTCACATTATCATACCCTAGTATCTCGCACAATTCGTTAGCATGAGTAACTATAGGTTGATTTAAATCTTTGAATAGTTCATGTTCAAGTATGTTTTTTGTGATATCGCTAGAGTATAAATCACAGGACCAGTTCACAGGTTTTGCGTTTGGATTTTTATCCATCCAAGAATCTAAATTTTCAACTAAATTATCATTGAAGTCTTCCATGTCAGGAACAAGTCGCTGAATGATGGGGATGGCAAATAGGCTATCATAATGTAAATTCATATGTTGTCATACCGTTTAACTGTTTAACTCGTCAACTATGGGAAAAATAATATCTGCAATTTCACTAATTTTCATATCAGGATGATCAACTTGAATTTCTATCAGAAGAGTATCTGCAACACGTAAAATTCCTGTAGCATTTCCATTTACTTTCTCACGTTCAATTGCAGCAAGTAAATAATCTCTACCCTCCTCAGCGGTTATACTCATGCGGGAAATGCTCCTGTAAAGTAAACAAATTCATGGGCAGTGTTATCTGATGAACTTACACCTGTAAACAATACGAATACATCAGTGTTATTTTTTGGATAAATTAAACCACCTAGATAAACATCAGTCTTTGCATAACTCCAAGCATTCTTAACCGTAGTATATGCACTGGGATATAATACTCCTCCCGAATAGTTAAACTCAAATTCTACAAAATCAAAATAAGTAGAACCTCCTGATTCATACTTTCTTAGCGTTCTGTATCTGTTTAATTTTGTTCTATGCTGTCCACTACCATATTTGTTGCCTGTGCCGCCACCACCTCTTATAGTTTGTCCAAGTTCTAATTCATTAGAAGGAATTTGATCTCCACCAGGCCAAACAGCGCTTGATCCTGCTGTGGGTGTTGTGCCACTCCAAGTGATGGGAAAACATACTGAATTACTAGGATTTGCAGTATCTAAATGCAGTAAAACATTACCCCAATCAGTCCAAAATAATTCTGGTGATTCTGAGCTTCCAGAATGAGATGGTAATGTAAGCACATTACCGTGATACGCTCTGGTTTGTCCTCCAGAACTTCCGTCCCAGTTCATCACCTCTAAATTAACTCTTGTGTTAGTTCCTAGAGAAGTGCTTACTGGATCAGCTAAAGCAGTATTTCCATCTATGCTACCCCCAAAGGACATATAAAAATAATCGTAGTTGGTGGTAGGATTGCTGTAGCTTCCTCCGTTACCTCCTATAGCACAAAATCCTTGACCTATAGAAACTAAATGAGGCTCTGCAAAAGAACCATCTGTGGGATTCCAATTACCTGTACCTCCGTAATTAGGACTGTTACTGTTTTGTCCACCGTTAGTGGCACTGGACCCGTCTGTGGTTTTTACTCCATAGTTTCCTTGAGCATTTCCTGATGAGCCTACGTAAACCAACATGTCATCTGAAATTCTGTTCATACCACCATATGGTCCACTGCCATGAGTGTGTGTGTCTGCGCCGTCGGTTACGCCAGCAAGGTTGCTGTTAATTGCTTGCACCGTTCCGAGAGATGGGTAATCATTGGGATAACCGCCTCCTCCTCTGACTCGTTGCCCCCATCCTCCAAAAAGACCATCTGTTTGACTCCAGGCTCCACTAATACTTGTACCACCTCCATAATCAAAATGTGATTCTACAGACAAAGCATGTGTTGTAGTATTATAACTATAGGTGCTCATATCATAATCACCACTGTTATAATGAGTTGCCATAAACCAATTGGTTGCTGTGCCCCCAGTTACATCGCTGTCATCTGTTACCCAATCTCCATGAGCTGCAACAATTAGGGGTCCAGTTGAGACAGTTGCCTCTGCTGATGTATTGGAAGCTTCAACTCTGTTAAAGGAATCTTGCAATACTCCACTACTATATGCTGCAAAATTAGAAGTCATGTCCTACCCCTATGCATCATTCGCAGCATCTGTAGTAAAGAATATCTTTACACCAATAAGTCTCGCATCCTCTGCCATGTCATCATTAGAATCTGAGACATCTCTAAAAATTCTAAAGTAAACAATGTCACCAACGGCAGGACTCCCACCAATGGTAAACGCACTACTCTCTGCTGTTACACATAAATCTTCGGCTGCACCTAACGCATCATCAGTTACCAATTCAATACTACCATAAGCAACATCAATCGAGTTATCATCTGAAACTGCAACACCCTGTAGTCCCCATGCAACACCATCCGTATCAGTTGCGGTTGTAGTCCAATATACTTGATACGAAATCTGACCCTCATTCCAACTCTTGGGGAATGCAATCTGAAACTGTGCATGTTCATCGGAACTTGCGTCAAAGTCTAGAACTTGCATATCTGGACGACCAGATTGAGTTTCTACTTCTGTATGTATACTGCATCCATTTGATACCGTAGGTTTCATCCCCGCTACAGGAATCCAGATAGTCTCTTTACCTGGCGTTTTTGCAGTAGGTGAAGACTCCAGATGTATAAAATTAGCAGAGGATGGTATAGTACCCATATACGGCATTAGGTTATCTCCAACACACTTAGCGCAGCATCCAATACACTACCGGCAGATGCACCTATTGTTATTACATCAGTTGCCTCCACGACAAGTTTCTGACCACCAAAGACTTCGAGTGTAGAGTCTGCTGGAACAGAAACTTCATTGAGTAGCGTAACGTTCTCGTTGTTAGCATCGTTTGAACCTGTTCTGCTCCCAGTGTTACTTGTTAGTTTAACTGTAACATCTCTGTCAGAAGCATCTTTGTTACATATGTTTAGACCAAGAACAATTCCAGTGGTAGAGGTAGCACAGGTATATATCGTACTAAAAGTGCCGCTGTCTATAGCAACATCTGCGATTGTAAAAACTTTAAAAGTATTAGCCATTTATTTTTTCTCCGTCCTAAGAGTATTTATATTATTACCCTAGAGCAATACCCAATGCTATAACATCTCCTACTACCGCTACGGTATCAGTTGCCGCTGGCAAGGTAAGAGTTACATCTGCTGTCGATGCTGGACCAATTAGAGTTGCTTTGTTTGTTCCGTTATCACTGTCCTCAAAAAATTCTATGAACCCAGCAGAGGTTGCACCATTTTTAACTGATAGACTAGCACTATGCACACTTGTTTGTGAAAAAGTAACCGCCCCAGCAGAAGCAATCGTTATTGAATCCGCATCAGAGGCAGAACCTATTGTGCCCCCGTTAGCAATAGCAAGATTACCAGCAAGAGTCACAGCAGAGTTATCAACTTTTAATCTTTGTGTTCCACCAGTGGTAATTGCGACTTCGTTTGCTGCACTAAAGAAAATACCTGAGTCAGTGTCACCTGTTTTAGTTATTGATGGCGCACCAGCAGAACCAGCAGCAAATGATGCGACAGACGTGATAGTAGGCGCAGCGAGAGTAACCACAGATGCCGTGGCACTTAACCCAGATGTTAAGTCACTCCCATCACCTAGAAGAGTATATATCTCATTAAAGTTATCATTTATCTTGTCACCACCAACACGAATAGTGTCACCAGTACCATCATCAGGAGTAGAACCTAGACCAATTGCTTGTTTTGTCATTTTATTTTCCTTGTTACTTTATTTATAATAGTTACTGTGGTATAGTCATATCAAATGTGTGTTCTGTAGTATCAAATCCTTCAGCGGTTGAATCAAATCCTTGGAAGAGTCCAGCAAAATAAATACTCTCAAGAAATGCTTGCTCTGTGCCTTCTTCTAAAAGAATATTATTACCACCAATATTGACACCGCTCAAGTCTACTGTGTCAGTTTCAAACTGTATCTGAATATCTCCACCATCTAAAGCATCCTCACCTTTAACTCTACCTATCCTACTCACGTAAATTTCAGAGGGTCTATTAAATCTTGGAACTCTTGTAGAACCAGTGAAGTTTTCCACAGGCATAGAACCTATAGATGTGTTATCTTCAAGTGCAATCGTTTGAGTTTCCACTGATAACTTACCGCCACGTAGTAACGCGGTTGCATCTTCTAGTAAAAATTCATCTCCATGAGTTGTAGCAACTGTGGTTTCATCCTCTTGCATAATCGAACCAGTGTCACTTTGTTCGTCCAAAATATTTACTATCGAATCATCGTCAGCAATGTTAAGTCCATCAGCGATAGATAACTCACTTATGCTAGGTGGTCCAGCCACCTCATCCTCAATCTTTAAATTAAATCCAGTTTCCAATAATAGATTTTCGCCGTCCTCTTGAACCACAGTATCATTTCTAAAAACAAGATAATCACTAAATGAAATGCCCTCACCAAGATTATGGTCATCAGTAGTTTCCAAAAGTATTCTATCACCAGCATCTTGATCGGAAACTAGGTCAGAGGTGTTATCAAGAAGTATATCACCAACCATATTTTGAATACCAAGCGCTAATCCTGCCTCAACTGCAAGAGTATCACCTAAGAAACTTTCTTGTCTCACATTACTAAGGAACGTTAGTCCATTTGCACTATCTCCAATACGACTTGGATTTGATTGAACAATCGCAGTGATTGTCCTGACTACCCTTACATCATATTCACCTGTGAGAGTTCCATCCTCTAAACTGAGTTTTACTCCATCCAACTCAGTCTCAGTGCGAATGACACCAATACCAGTTTCAGTTTCTAACTCAACATGTTCCGCTGCAAATCCAAATGCTTTAGGTCTACGTTTATTTTCTTCAGCAAATAAAGTCTCAAATGTGGACGCGAGTATCGGACTAAACGTATTCGTATCTGCAACATACTCATCACCTAGAGATGCGCCTGTAGGTGTGGAGATACCCGCATAGATTCTTGTTGCCGTCTTAACTTTACTAAAGACGGCAAACCCAGATGGATGAACTGCTTTTTTAAGCTCGTCAATATATGAACCCGCACCTGATGCAGTTTGCACCTCATATGAGAACTGTTGATAATAGAAGGAATCCTGTATGCGAATAAGGTCTTCACCTATTAGACTTTCAATACTAGTGCCATAACTACCAAGTTTATCAGCAGTAAGTCCAAGACCCACAGTTGTTTTTGCAATGTTTGCATTTACAATTGTGCCACTAGCAGTCGCAGTTGAGATAGTTGAATTTACAAAATCTATATTTTCATTTTCTAAAATTACATTGTCGTTTTCATCAAGTCCAGATGAGTTAGTTCCATCGAAAACAATTTCATCAAAGTTTTCAACAGCAAATACTGGGTGACCACTATTATCTTCAAGAACGATGACAGGTTCCGCACCATTATCAGTGCCATTCGCATCTGTTCCATTTAATACTATTGTTTTACCTTCACTTGTAACGAGATTCTCACCTGATTCAATATCATCAATAATAATATTATCACCAACACCAAATTTAACACTAGGGTCAGAACTCTCTTGCACAAACTTAATATAACGTGTATTGATATCAAGCTGGTGGTCTAGGAGTAAAGTTATTTCTTCTTCATTAACAACGTAATCACCGTCCTCAGTGAGTATGCTACCAGATGGACCTATACCACCAAAAGTTCCATCACCCGACTCCAGAAGAATTTGAGAAGCACGATCTTCTGCAAACTCCATAATCAGTTCGCCTCCGCCTGTCGCATCTTCCAGAGTGATGTAATCAGTCATGGCATCAAAAGCATCTAAGACAATATTGTTACCATCAGCATCAACAAGATTGTCACCAAAACTAATATCACCATCTAGTATTAGACTTGAACCCACAAATAATAATTGCTCTGGAGCTGAGGCGTCCTCCAATCGTATTTGCTCTTCGTCATTGTCCTCACTACCAATCCCAACTTTATCTTCGATAGAAGTTTCAAGAATTTGAGTTCCACTCTCAAATGAACGAACCGTTCCATCATGAGTTGTTAGAGCAGAGCCAGCAGAGAAAGTCCCTGTTATATCTTTGATAACGAAGTTTGCACGAAACTCTGCTGTTGGTGCTTCGTCATAATCCATCCCAAAGTTAGTTACCTCTACGCTCTCAACTGCACCTATCGTCTGTGTGGTTGCTAGAAGTTTTGTACCTGTTCCAAATTTGGAGGTAACTGTAACCGTAGGAAGTTTTGAGTAACCAATTCCACCATCCTGTAAAAATACTTTTGTTATATCACCCGAACCAGATTCTAATATAAATGAATCATCGTCTCTTTTAATTACATCAATTCTAATTTCGCCAATCGCTTCCTGACATTGAATTCTATCACCAAGAACTGCCTCTGTGTTTATACCGTCTGTGTATGACGCAGCATTACCAGACTCAAAGAAAAGTTCTCCACCATCCTCTTGGACCAAACTAAGAAGTTCAACCTCTCTGTCTGTTCCCTCTTCTTGAACTAATGTGTCATTGTCCTCTGTTATGATTGAACCATGAATAACACTAACAAAACCAGTTGCAGCATCAACAAGACCTGCCTCATCAGAGTTGTCAGTGAATGTTAGAACATCCCCAATCTCATAGTTTGTTCCACCGTCATCAACAGATACTCCACTAACTGAACCTCGACCTATCTTTTCAACCTTAGCTTCAACATCCCCACTGCCTATTGAAGTAGATGTATCTATATCAATAGCATCAGCAACATTATGAAGAATACCTCCATTAGTGACTGACATAGTAGAGACAATCTGTCTGACAGTAAAAGTAAACTCAACATCCTGTACAGATGATACTACACTTATAATCTCATTTCTCTCAAAAGTGCCATCAATTTGATTTAAATCTAACTCATCAATGATTGACCCATCTGATGGGTCAACAAACTGAGCAACCCCTTGAACTAACGCTGTTGCACCAGAAGTTTGTCCTGTAATTTTTTGACCTACTATTTCACTTGAGGTTGGAGAACCGATTGGTGTGACACGCATGATGGTAGGTTTATCCCAATCACCGTCAGACACACGAAGCATTCTAGTGTTAGGATAGAAAATCTCAGCATCCTCATCCAAAAGAATACGAAGGAATAGTTTTGCACCCTCTTGTGTTCCCTTTCTACGATATAGTTCTGCGATATTCTTCGTAAGATTTCTTTTATCTAATCCTGTAGCAAGACTGCTAGGGATTGCATTCATAAATGATTTACGAAACTGCTCAATGAAATCAAAGATAGTATTGTCAATATCAGCATATGCAAGAAGTTGTTGAATATTTTGTACAGGACTTGCCCGATACCTCGTCACTGTTCCAGTTGCACTAGAGGTTCCGCCGGTGATTGTTTCTCCTGTGATAAACTGTTGTTGTGAAGTGATGAACAATCTGGGTGTTGTTGTGTTTCCAAGATCATCAACAAGAACTTCAGCAGTTGCTTTAGAGGTTCCACCAGTGATTGTCTCTCCCACAACAAACTTACCAGTTGTCCCTGTCCCACTCTCCAACACAATGGGATTGCTTTCCTCATCAATTACAAGAGTGGGTGTGTTGACTTCTAAAAGAAGATTATCAATCGTCGCAGAAACTTGCAGCTCACCAGACTCAAGATATTTGTAGTAACTTTGAAGGAAAGACGAAAAGATAGGATGGTCATCAGCTACAAAATCAGGTAACTGACCATCTATCTGAGTGCTGACCTTATTAATCAGGTCTGGCGAATGTCTTCCATCAAAAGGTGCCATGTCTTAATAACTCGATGTGGTTGGTGTTGACGATGTTGTTGTGAAACTTACGTTTCCAGAATCGTCTCCAACAGAAATAGTGTCAACTTGAGCAAGCACAGTTGTATTGGTAGTATCAATTTCTAATAGTTGGTTTCTCTTTGGAACAATGTCTAAAGAGTCAGGAATCGCAGTGACCCTAATCTGAGTTTGGGTTGCACCATCATAACTTGAAACTGAAGATACATAAAGTGACGTGATTGTAATTATTCCATTTGTGTAATCAACTGTTCCCGCTGTAGAACTATAGTATGATCTCACACCACCAACCAAAGAATATATTCTCAGATTTCCCGAACCGTCATCATCAAAAAAGTATTCTGTAGAACTCTGACCAAAAATACCAAACCCAGTAGATGCGATAATACCTCCAGAGTCTTTGTTGTGGTCAGTGTGTGGATTAAAAAATGCGTTGTTATAATATATGTTATAACTTTTTGCCTGAGTTGTATCAGGGGTTAGTAATTTTGATAGAGTTACATTTAGAGTATTGCTGGTGATTGCAGAGTCGGTATTATCAATTTGACCAACAAGTTTGGAATGTCTAAAGACACCGTTAAAAGTTTTGAGGTCGTCATCATTGAAACTCTCTATTGTGCTTCTAACATTTGTCTGAAGTGTCTCAGCAGATTTCGTGGTTGCGCTGGAGTTGAATTTTACAGTTGAGTTTAAAATAATGAATAAAGTTTCGGGGTCAACAACCACAGGAGTAATTGACGCTACGGTAAACGGTTGCAAGTCAGTTACTAATTGTTCCTTCTGTGTCTCTGTAAGATTTTGTCCTGTGGTAGATTTAACACTAATAAAAACCTTACCATACTCAGGAGTTGATACCACTCCAAGACTCGTATCAAAAGAGCCGCTCTCTCCACCAAAGACAGCAACCGCTTGTGTGTTGGGAAACAGTTGTCTTACGTAAGTTTTATAATCTTCAAACGTCACACATCGACCCTGTGAAGAATAATCAAGAGGTGCGTTTAATTTTATAGATGACAAAGATTCGGGTTCTGCACCACCAACAGATGATGAGATTGTTGTGACACCAACATTAGTTACACCATCAATAGCACCAGCAGATGTAAACGTAGTCGCTCCATTACCCTCTGCTTTATTTGTAACTACAAATTGTAAGATGACAATGTTACCATCAGATAGTGCCTTTCCAATGACACCATCCCCAAAATAAACTTCAAATTTCCCTGCCTCTACCTCTTGTAAGAAATATACAGTGCTCGTGCTCGTAACTGATGCGATATCATCTGCTAATGTATATGAGGTGGTCGTTGAGTCAGAGGATGAGTTCTGAACTTTTACCGTGAGTGTGCGAGTATCAACACGATTCTCATTTATCAAAAACTTCTGTTCAACATCTTGCGAGTCAACGGTATATCGGGTTGTAATATAAGTTCCCTCATATAAGGTTGTGTTAGAAAAAACTATAGCGTTACCTATGTTTGTTGAAGTTACATCTGTTGTATTTACAAATGTAAAGGCAGTTCCGTCGATGGTTGTATTGAAAACTGCTCCCGCATCCATAGTAGCACTAGCATTACTAGTATTCAGTGCGATATCAACCACAGCAGTGGATGCCCTTGCAGATGTCGGCACGTATCCAAGAGTTTTTGCATGTGATACGATGGATGAACGTAAAGAGGCACTATCAAGAAACATTTCATTTGCAAGCATGTTTGCATTGAACGCAAGATAGTGAGTATTGTATGCCAGAGTGTCGAGAAGAATATTCATACCCGAACCCTCAAAGTCATAGTCAGTAAATTCTGTCTGCCCTTTGAGAAATACTTTTAGATTGTCTTTGATATCATCAAAGTCTAATTCTGTTACATTAAGTCTTTTTGGATTTGCTGCCATTATCGTAATCTCTCTAATAGAACCGTGGTGTCAATTATTTCCGTGGGAGCATTTTGAACGTAGAACTCAATACTAATCTCGTAAGAATTTCTGTCCAAGTCAGGTAATGCTCGCACACCAACAAGTCTTGCTCTTGGTTCAAAATTTTCTATCACGTCTTCTACCCTCTGTGATAATACAAAGGCAGTGATAGGACTAAGGGGTTCAAATAGAAGATCACGAATACCAGAACCTATCTCTGGATGAAAAGGTTTCTCATAGATATTGGTAAGAATAAGATTTCTTACTGACCGTTTGATTGACTGAACACCACTTACTTTAGAGATATCGCTAGATGTAGATTTTTTACTAAAAAACAAGTCTAAATCTTTAAAGACTTGCGAATCCCTTGTCGTATTAATATTCCTAGACTGTGCATCAGAATAACTGGTGTTTAGGTATGAGTCTTCGGTTGCCATGAGTAGTCCTTTTTCATATTATTTATACTCACTCACTCGCAGTTTGTTTCATAATAAATTTCTTTGGTGAACCCCAAACCTCTTTTGCGTTCACCTTGATAAATTTTTTGTTTGTTTCTTTTTTGTTTGGATTTGGAATCGTGACTATGACGTTTTTTCCTGCTCTCCACGCTTTCATTTTGTTAGACATTATCGTGAGAGGGGTAACTGCATCTCTCATCTGTTTACGAGTAGACTTAGCAACATTTCTACGTTCACCTTTAGATTCCTGATGTGCTCTACTCTTTTTTCTTTTAGCCATTATAAATCTCCCTCACTGCTCTATAAGACGTTTCATGTTCGTCACACAAAAGAACCTCTGATATGACCGCATCAATGTTCTCATGCCAAAAATTTAAAAACTTGTGTACTCTTGGATACTCTGGTTTAACATCTCGCGTTTGCCATACAAACTCTTGTAGTATAGTATCATGGTCTGGCATCCAATACCTGATATTTAGTGTGACTAAAGATTTTCTTTTTAAAATCATGTTGACGGCTCTGGGTCATAATTTGACCTGTAATCATATGAGATTATAAAAGAAAACCCTTTAAATCGTTTGTTCATCCGGTCATCTGACCGTAATCTACCACCACCCTTTGGTTTATTCATAAAACATTTAAAGAAAGGTCTTTTCTGTCCAGCCCTTCCCAACCTTCTATATTCAATTGACTCTAGGTTGCCAGGATGGTCATCCGATATGTTATATGGCGTTTTAATTGTAAGTTCTTTTCCTTTTGTGGTTACACTAGCAGATTTGCCAAACTCACCTTTTGCACGTTCATAATCTCCTCTTCTTTCGAGGGTTTCAAAGATTATATCCTCACCATGAACACCGTATCTTTCTTTGTATCCAACTAATGGTTCACCATCAGCTCCCTTACGGGTTGTTTCAAACGTGGTAACTTGAGTAGGATCTAAATTTAATTGTGTCACTACTATAGTTCCGTTCACAGGTATATTATTAAGGTCTACTGTGAAGTACGTAAACCCCTGATTGTCTGTGGTAACCTCACCATCATCAGCTTTAACTTTTAGAGTTTCTGTTTCCGTCCTATGCACAAATCCATCTGACTTTGACTTTGGAGCAACGTTCTTTTTCTCCTCCACCTTCTCTACTTTTTTAGTAACTACCTTTGTCGTTCCAGCATCCGTTTGTATTTGCTTAACTTGTTTCTCCTCAACGACTGTATACACACCGTCATCCTCTAAAAATTCATCTCCACCAGTTTTTAAAGGAGCTTGTGTTGCGGCAACATCATTTGTTATCGTTGTCACTTGTTCTGTAACCTCTGTGTTCTGAACTACTGTAGATGCTACCTCAGTGAGAGCAGCGACAGTGGGTTGTAACACCTCTTCTGCTTTCCGCACTGCATCCTCAGTTGACCCCGCAACCTTTTCAAAGTTTGGAACAGCAGAACATAGGTTTCCACCAGAGGAAGCAAGTGATGTTGCCTCAGAGACGAGTGAATCCAAACTAAATCCCGAAGCTGTCAAAGATGAACCAAACTCTGATGCTATGTTTGCCAATGTGGTAGCGTACTCAGGAGCGGTTATGGGTATTGAAGTTAGGTTTTTAATCTCCGCTTGAAGATTTAATTTTGGTAATTGTGGAATCTCAACAGATTTTAACTTATCTGACAACGCATTCAATTCACCCTCAAGAGAACCAAATGCAGAAGCAGCAGCGGACGCTGCCTCTTCTAACTTTGCTTCAATTTCATCAGCAGCCTGTTCTAGTTTTGTAAACAAGTCATTCATCTCAGGACTTGCACCGCATAGATTAGGATTTGAAAAGTCTACCATGTTTAGTCTCCCACAAACACATCGGGTGAACCAGAGGAAGTCACGGGCGCACAATGAATGGAAGGAACTGGACATAGTGAATCTGCGGATGCACCATCTGGAGAGTTATTAACAACTGCCAATGAGTTTATGAACACGTTATTACTACCCGCACTTAGGTTTCCGTTACCATGACTGTTAGGGTCACCATTAACAGAGACAAGTTGGTCGTTTGCAAACACTGTAGACTGACCACTAACAACTGTAGTGGCACCGCATACTCGCCCGTCTCCGTGTCTATGTATTGCAATCGTCATTTTATGTCCTTAACTTGGGTTGAAGTCAATCCTTTCACCAATAATCCGCACATTACCTGTAGATGTATGGTTCCAAGTCTGTCCTGTGGTTGAAGTCCATGCCGTGCCAACGGTTTGCGTCAATGTTGTCTCTGGATTGATAGTCATCGCAGTTGCAGACTTCATGTTTAGTTTATCTCCAGACTTAATTGACACAATACCAGAGATAGTTGACGCTGAAAAGTTAGTGCTCACGTCAAGTAGATAGTCTTTTGCCGTTTTGATGTGTATCCCCCTTGGTTTTGGATTAGAGTCCATCTTATTTCCATGAACATCCAACTTGTATTGTCCCATAATAACATCTACGCTAGACTTTTCAGTGGTGACAACTCTATCACCGCCTACTCGACCATTTATGTCATTGTTTATGTTAAATGCATGGTTGCCAATAATCTCTTCTTCACGGTTGCCACCTATCTCTTTACCGTCTGCATCTTGTTTGCAACCAACCTTGATGCGTTCATTGCCATGTATCTTACGAAAGTAGTCCCCCTCTATCTCTTGTATGTAATCTCCCTTGATAAGTTCGCGCACTGAACCCTCAATCGTGATATTCTGCGAACCCTTGATGACACAGTTGCCGTTTCCGATTACAATCTCGTAATTGTCACCGATAATCTTTGTAACCATGTCCCCGTTAGCATGAATCTCCTCAAACGTACCAGTACGATGTTGTCGATATAGTCTTTCCGCGCCTGGACTGTCATCAATCTCTGTAATATGTCCTGACTCTGATTCAGTTACATGATTGTATGGGTATGAAGCGGAAATATACGGGTCTGCATCAATCTGAATACCCTTTGGGTGTGGTTCTTCCCAGAAACCTCTTTCCTCTATGACTGCTGAGTCAGAAACACTCTCAAGGTTTGGTTTGGTTGCAGTGGGTATGCCTGTTCCAGAACTAGCAGGGTCACCGCTGAGTCTTCTTGCTCTACGGTCTGACAGAGACTTGTGGTCTTCTGATGCTTTTCCTCTTCCTAAACGACTTGTGTCTGGTTCTCTCACGCTATGATTACTGTGTTCTATGTCGCCAGGGTATGGTCCATAGATAGGCATCATGAGATAGTCTAATTGTGCAGCCTCTGGTCCTCTAGGGTCACTGAATCCTGATGATGGGTCAGATTCTTCACTTGGGCGGCCAGGAAGTGTGCCCATAATCAGAGGTTGTTGAAACTCTGGGTCTCGCCAGAACCCAACCACCCATGAGCCAGGTGTTAACCAAGAGGGAGTAGTGCCTAATCCCTGCATGGATGGGTCTGTAACAGGGTGCATGACATGTGCCCACGGCAAATCAGCCGTGGGGAGTGCAACAACATCCTCAGTATGATAACCAAGGCATCGAACTCTCACACGGCCGATTTGTTCTGGATCATTTCGGTCCTCGACAACGCCGACGAACCATTCAAATCCATCGCGTCCCATAAAAAAAGATTTTTCCATGAGACTATTTATAAAGTTTAATGTAAGTCTGGGTCACGCCCGAGGCGTTTCTCTTCGGAACTCCAGTTGTACTTCTGTACTTCAAGTTTTTTCGATGGGTTCATCTGTTGCATTTGAAGCAACACTTCCGCTGCTTCATCTTTGCTCAGATGTTCCACCTCTGTAGAAACTATTTTGTACTTCGTAGACAACGTTATCTACTCCCTATGACCAGATGCGTCCTGTTCTCACCACAATTAATAAACGAGTGGTATTGTGTTGTGTCCACCTCGTAAATGTATCCGTCAACGGGTATATGCACTAATGGATTGTGTAGACCCGCATTCGGAAACAAAAAGAACGCATGTGGATTCGTAATCAGAGCCAAATGGTATCGCTTCGTTCTGTCTTTATGAATAGAATATGTAGTGTGTTTACTCACCACCATTACGCGAGTACGCACACCACTCAAGTCATTTATAATGTTCTCAAACAATGTTCCCTCATAACAGGGAACCAGAGTATCATAGCTTGACTCTTCCTTACTGGTTTGTTTGAAAGACCCTGCACCGTCGATAAAACAAGTGCCGTTCACTAAGTGTCCGTGTCCAGCACGGTCTCGATCACTGTCATATTGTAGACAGGTCTGTAGACCGTTGTACCATCGAACTTTGGTTTCAAGTCTCTCCCACTCCAAAAGCAGACGATCTACGTCATAAACGTATTCCGTCCGCCTCACATACGGATGTATCATCATCGTAGAAGGTATTTAGTCAGAAAGAATCTCTGAAGGAAGAATAAAGTCCAACGCACCACCCTTACCTTCAACTTCAAGGTAAATCGAGTCCAAAGACTTCTCCTTCACAGGAACATACTTCTTCAACTTCTTCGACATATAAAGAAATACACCATTTTCCAACTTCACATCCTCATACGAGTCCTTATCCGACCCAACCGCCGAGATTTTCGCGATTTTCGATTCGCCGTAATCGCCCGTATAAGATACTACGTCACCGATATTCATTTTCTTTCTCCTATAAGTATATCAGTCCACAAAACAGTCCAAACCAGACTGCACTTCCAAGTGCTATCAGCAGAACACCCGCAAATAGCAACTTAAAACTCCGTATCGGGTGGCGTATCAGATAATACACCAGAAATCCTAGTATTAATAAAAGAACAATACCCATTACACTACCAATCCTGAGTCAAAGAACCTGTGCAGCAACACTTTCTTGAGGTCTTCCGAATTAACATCGTACTCATCTGCAACACACAGATTACCAGCACGTACCTTAAACCTCTTACGAAGTTTCGTCCTATGACGATCCTCGAAACAATAGACTTTATCCGCCCATTCTACGAGTTCCTCCGTGACCGGATTTTCGCACGTTGGTGAAAGACCCGCTGACTTCGCTTCATATTCCTCAGTATACGTTCCTGCTTCATCAAACGCAACCCATCTGGGGTCACCTCGTTTGACCTTCTTGCCATTCAACATATTCGCAGCAGTAACGCTACGATGCTTGTTATTCGTACACACGAACAGTAGATTTGTCATACTTCAGTTTCCTTGATTTCACTCATTAACATCCAAGTATGGGAACCATTCTCCCACTTAACTTTAACTTCTGGAGTTGAGGGACCAGTGTCATACGTGCTGATTGTAACAACCTCACCAAAAGACAATGGAACCATGTCACCATAATGACCGATAATTTTTGTTCCTAATTCAATCATTATTCAGTTTCCTCAGATTCTTCAAACTCGTTCAATTCATCATCGTTAGGGTAGTAGTTGCCGTCTTCGTCAAACATCGTTTTCTCTCTCTTGATTATATTATTAGTATACAGGACAAAATAAGGTTTGTCAACAAAAAAATGCAGGGAAGTTCAAATTAATTTCGCTCAGTTTTAGGGGGGGGGGTCATTCCTGTGCTCTCCACTCCTTACGCATAGACTGATACACAGGGTCATTCGCAACCTCATTACGCATCTGTCGAAAGATACGCGCCGATATTGCCTTCTCACTTGTCTCCCAATCCTTTTCCTGTGGTTTCACATTACCTTCTGCGTCATACTTTCTACCGTCTGCGTGATTTGCGTATCTACGTG